GCAATTTGAAAGTCAAACTCCCACTAATTCATCCGTCTTTCCCAATACAGACATCCGACTTACAAAGGGGACTGCGTTTGGCTCGCAGAACTTGCAACTTGGTCGCCTTTTCTCATCCCAATACTATTCATATTGCTGGGTAATGGCGATTGTTACGCGGCTGTCTTGACAGAACACAAGGAACAACAATCAGCCTATATTTAAAAAAGATAATAATATTAAAAGGATAACACCATGCACGAAAATCAACTCTCTGTTTATGTTGCTTTTATGCAACTAGCTATTCTAACTATAGGAGTAGTAACTGTAATTTTAAAACTAGGTAAACGAGATGCCATCATTGATCGTAATATGGATGAACTAATAGTTTTAAAAGATATTACAAAAGATCTTGTAAAAACCGACATTGAAAACGGTAAAAATATCATTACCATCTATGGAGAATTAAAAGAATTAAGACACCGTATAGAGGTATTGGAAAAATTTAAATATGAATAAATTATTCTTAATTATGTTGTTACTGTGTGGCTGCTCTTCTGTTAATCAGATATCTACTAGTAACCACATAGTTCAAGAAAATGCAATTCAAATATTAAATACAGAAGAGATATCTGTAGCCCATAAACACGCAGAAATAATTCTTAACGAAACTAAAGATATTGCTTCGGCAATTAGTGGGGTAAAAGATTCAACTCCTTGGTGGGCAGATCTTTTACAATATGGGTTTATTATGATTATTTTTGTAGCTATTGTAATAGTTATATGGCAAACTGGTATTGGTCAAGCAATACGAATTGCTATTGGATGGATACCAAGCAACAAACGCAAAGAAGCATCATTAGCTAAATCTGTATTAGATGACAATAAACCAGAAAACATTAGAGAACTTATAGCAGCCAAGCGTCTTAGTGATCCTGAGTTTGATGCTGCTTGGAGAAAGGCTGATAACAATGCCCGGTAAAAGACCTATAGATCTTGGACAACACTCTAGCGATAGAACGATTCAAAAAGGTTCTCTTACTGGTACTGTTCCACCACACATTGCTTTAAGAACAGATACTTTAAATAAATTTGCTAACACAACATCTCTTCAATTAGCACAAGTTATTACTGATGAAACTGGTACTGGAAATCTTGTATTTAATACAAACGCTAATCTAATATTACCATCTTTTAATAATATTTCTACAGTACTTACTGGAGAACTATTGACTGGAAGTACTACTGCTAACCAAGTTTTACTTTCATTTCCTAAATTTACTGGAGCTAATCAAGTTTATGGTTGTGCTGAAGTTGTTGTTCAAAGCGAAGTTGGTGATACAATTAACACAATTTTTCCACAATCTGTTGTTCATCGAAAAATTACAAAGTTTTTATTATTATTTAATCACAATACAGGAACGGTCTTACATAACGAATACGCTGGACTTAGTACTTCAAGTTCATCTTTAGGTACATGGAATTTTATTGATAACACTACAAAATTTGATTTAGTAATCACTCCAGCTAATAATACAACAACTTTACATAGAGCAATTGCATTCTGTTTTATATCACAAGATAATGTTTGGCTTCCTCCAGTATAAGGAATAACTAATGGCTATTAATAAATTTAATTCTAAAGAAGGTTATTCTATTAACGATCCTCCGGTAGATCTTATAGATAATGTAGGTAATTACACTACCACAACTGGCGACATAACAGCCGTAGATGGAACATTTACGGGTGATGTATCAGCCGTTCATTTTAGAGGAGATTTTATCGGAGAACTGCAAGTAGAATGTAAAAATACAAGTGGTGTAATAATTCCAAAAGGCCATCCTGTTTATATTACTGGTACTGTAGGGGCTACAAATGTTATTGAAGTATCAGCAGCAGATGCAGGAAATTCAGCTAAAATGCCAGCCTTGGGTTTAACCACAGATCAAGTTGGTATTAATCAATTTGGATATGTAACTTTAATTGGAGTAGTTCAACAAATGAACACCAATAGTTACATAGTAGGTCAAACTCTTTATGTAGCCGTTGGTGGTGGTCTTACTAATGTTAAACCTACTGGAGCTACTGAATTAATTCAAAATATAGGTAAAGTTGGTAGAGTTAATACTAATAATGGAGAAATTATTGTTACTGGTCCCGGTAGAACTAACGATGTTCCTAATTCAATATCTATACCCGGCAGTTTAACAATAAACGGAGATCTAACTGTAAATGGAACCCTTACCACAAACTCAACATTAGTAACATTATTTAATACCACCGCAACAACAGTTAATGCTTTTGGTGCTGCTACACTCATAAATATGGGAGCTTCAAACGGAATTACGGTAATTAATGGAAATCAAGTAACTAGTTTAGCGAGGCATTGGTTCTTATGAAAAAAGGAAGTAAAAGATTAAATAACGGTTATATAGGTAAGGATAGAATGTTATCTAGTTTAAACGGTGTTTTGACTCCTCAAAAAAACTATTTAAATAAATTAAACGCCCTTAGTGTAGAACCCCCAGATGTTCCCTATGTAAGGCCAGCAGAGTGGGAGGATCTTCCTAGTATATCTTCTAGTGAAGAAAAATTTGCTGGTGTTTATGCTGTTTATAACAATGACTCTAATTTTGTTGCTCTTATGTTTTACACAAGTACTGGTCAATATACCGTTGATTGGGGTGATGGAACAACCTCAGATCATAACAGTGCTACAGTAGCTTATAAAAAATACGATTCTTCTACCTATTCTTCTCTAACAAGCGATGTTTTTCGTAATTATAAAACATTAGTTATTACTGTAACTCCAAAAACTGCTGGAGCTACATTAACAAGAGCTTATTTAGATAGAAAACACAATGAAGCTGGATTAAACGCATATCATGGAAATCAATGGCTTGATGTTAGAATGGCTGGATCATATCAGTATCTTTTTATCAGCTCTACCAGTGAATCGAATGCAACGCAATGTTCCATGTTAGAACAAATAGATGTTCTTAGTGCCGGAACTTTACTTGGAATTGCTTTTGGTAATTGTTTTTCTTTAGAAAATATTGTAAACTTTCCATCAACACAAAATGTAACTTCTTTTGGATCTGTATATTATAGGTGTTATAGATTAAAAAGATTACCGAAAAATATGTGGCAAACACAATCATCAACTTATTTTGGTTATTGTTTTGTTGATTGTTATAATTTAAGAGAAGTAGATGGATTTGATACATCCTCAGTAACAAACGCAAGCGGTCTTATTGCTATGTTTGCAAGTTGTAGAGCATTAAGAAAAGTTGGTTATTTTAGTACAGCAGGAATTAAAAGATTAAGTCAGTTATTTCAAAACTGTAATAATTTAGAAGAAATACCTAGTTATTTTGATACTAGCTCTTCTACTCATTTTAATTCGATGTTTTATGGTTGTACTAGATTAAAAAAAATACCAACTCTTAGTGATACATCTTTAGCAGCGGATTTTTCTAATATGTTTTCATTTTGTTATAGTTTAAAAGAAGTCCCTCTTATAGATACATCAAATGGAACCAACTTTACAGAAATGTTTTATGGGTGTTACAGTTTAGAGAAAGCTCCATTACTAGATACATCTTCTGGTACTAATTTTTATAGAATGTTTAGAGATTGTCAGGCTTTAAGAGAAATACCAGCACTAGATACATCATCTGGAACCAACTTTAGTGAAATGTTTTATAACTGTTTTTCTTTAAGAAATAATTCTGTTTTCCCTTTGTTGGATACTTCTTCAGGAACTAATTTTCAAAGTATGTTTCAATTATGTCGTTATGTAACAGAACTACCAGCGTTAGATTTTAGTTCTGCAACAAATATGACAAATACATTTGCAACATGTCAATCTTTATCAAAATTTTCTTGTATAGGTCCAAATTTATCGTTTAGCTTATCCGGTTGTAGGCTTGGTCCCGATGAATTAAATGAAGTTTATACAAATCTTCCAACCGTTACATCTAAAACAATAACAGTAACGGGAAATTGGGGAACAGCTTCAGACAATCCAACAATAGCAACAGCAAAAGGATGGACAGTAACAGGATAATATATTATGAATAAATCAGGTTTTTATAAATTAGAAGAAAAAACATTATTGTATGGTCCAAATTTTGTAAAAAACAAAGATTATACTTTGTTAAAAGAAGAAAAGGATATTCATACATATCCAGTTGATGGGTGGTATTGGTTTGATTATGAAGAGGAAGCGTATTCTTTTTTTAACTTAGAAAAACCAATTATAGAAGATACCTACGATATAATCATACCAGAGGAGTTTAACAATGGCTGAACAATACATATCAGTTGGAGGAAGAGCAACATCTACAACCGTATCTACTACTATCTTTACTGCCGCCGTAAATAGTATTAATATTATAAACGCTATAAATTTAGCAAATACTAGTTCATCTTCTTCAGCAATAGTTTCTGTATGTTGGTACGACGATAGTGAAGGTGATGATTTTCATATTATAAAAAACGCTGAGTTACCATATGGATCATCATTACAGGTTTTAGATGGTCCTATTATTTTAGATGAGGATGATGAAATTTTTATAACATCTAATAGTCTAGATGTTGAGGTTATTATTAGTCTTTTAAAAATCACATAAGGAGGTTTTTTATGGAATCATTTTTAGGAAGTGTATGGTTTGGTTGTTTTATGTTTTTTGGTGGATATGTCGCTGGACATGTCATAAATGTTGATCGCATCAAGGGTTGGATTAAGGGTTAATATGTCCGATAACAAGGATCTCATTAAACGCCTTAATGACCGTTTATTGAGTCAGTTGCTCTTAGACCTAGATGACCCCACCCGATGTACTCCGGGGCTTTATACGGTCATTAGAGGGCTTATAAACGACAATAGAGAGATGCTTGATGGTATCTCCAAAGATACCTTGGACGAGCTAGAAGCTAAGATGGCATCCAAGGCTCCGTTTCGATTCAAAGCGTCCGCTGGATAACGCGGACTTCGCTACCTTTGGGGGTCTACTAGGGAACACCTAGTAGATCCTATTAGTCCGATAATAAGTAGAAGTTAAAGTTCCTCTTTTTGGAGGTTGTATGCACGCACCACAAGAAATGATTGATGATTTTAGAAACCACCTATGGGCCTGTTTTAAGTATCTTGGCTTGGGAGAACCAACCCCAATTCAGTATGCTATGGCAGATGTCATGCAAAAGGGACCAAAGGACTTCCAGCTACAGGCTGGTCGTGGTGCTGGTAAGTCTGTAATCAACGCTTGCTTTGCCAGTTGGAGATTATTAACAAACCCAGATAGAACTATTATGGTTATATCTGCAACCCAAGATCGCGCCATTAAGTTCATCTCACAGGTAAGAAAGATTTTAGATGTTGTTCCATATTGTGAACACCTAAAGCCAAAAGAGTCTGATAAAGATAATGCCTTCGGTTTTAATGTTGGTTGTAGGACTGTATATGGACAGGATTTATCTTGCTACGCTAAGGGTATTACTGGTCAGATAACTGGTAGCCACGCAGATGATATTATCGCAGACGATGTTGAGATTGAAGAAAATGCAGATACTCCTTCAGCAAGAGATAAACTTATAAATAAATTAGCGGAGTTAGAACAAATTAGAAACAATACTCCAGATGGGTGTATTCGTATTCTAGGTACTTTCCAATCCACAGACAGTATCTATATTAAACTATCTAATTCATATCCTATTATTAAATTTCCTGCGGTTATGCCTAATCCAGACATTCCCGGTGAAATAGATAACTGTTCTGAATATATCCTAAAGTTGGACCTAGAAGTAGGAGAATCAACACAACCAGAGAGATTCCCTTTAGATATCCTTAAGTCTAGAGAAGCTAAGATTGGACCTAGGTTATTCTCATTACACTATAAATTAGATCCTACCCTTAGCGATAGAGCTAAGTATCCCCTTAAGTTAGAAGATTTAATTGTTATGGATGTTAATCCTGAATTATTTCCAGAAAAAATAACTTGGGAAAAGCGTACTGTTAAAAAAATAGAATCTTATGGAATTAGCGGAGATCTTCTTTATGAACCACAATGGATTAGTCCGAATTTTATCCCCTATATGCAAACTGTCATGTTTGTTGACCCTAGTGGCCGTGGATCAGACGAAACGGCTATTTGCATTGCGTCATTTGTCAATGGCTATGTCATCATACATGAACTGCTTGGTTTGCAAGGAGGATATGAAGAAGTCTTATTAAGAAAAATAGCTAAGTTAGCATATCAATATAATATTAATCTTATAAGAGTTGAGTCTAACTTTGGTGATGCTATGTATTGCAACCTACTTAGACCAGTCGTATCAGAAATTTGTGGTCAGGTTGCTATTGAAGATTTTAGAGTAAGTGGATCTAAAGAAGCTAGAATAATTAGAATTTTAGAACCCATAATGGCTGTTCATAAATTAATCTTTAATACAAAAGCAATTAAAGACTCCGAGAATCAAAAACAAATAACTAGGATTACTGAAAAACGAGGTAGTCTTAAGCATGACGATAGAGTAGATATTCTTGCTAGCTCAGTTGCTTATTGGCAAGATGCATTATCTATTGATGCTGATTCTCAGATTGAAAAAAACAAACAAGACGAATATAAACAACAAATTAAAGAGTGGATGTCTAATAAAAGAGCTTTGGGATTACTTGGAAATAGAATAAGCGGAGCTATTTTATTAAACGGATCTGATAAATATAATAAAAAAGTATACCCAAAAGTTGTTAAAAGGAGATTAAGATAAATGGACCCATTGACTGTTGGTGGAATTATGGGTGGATTGTCTATGGCATCATCTTTACTAGGTGGCCTAGGAGCATCCAGCCAAGCACAAGCACAAGCAAAACAACAACAACTAGCTGCCGAAAACGCAAACTTTCAAAGACAGTGGCAAGTAGACGCTAGTAATAGAGCTATAGATCGGGCCAATCTTGCAAGAGCTGTTAATAATATGGCCATTGAAAGAGCGGCATTAAACGAAAGATCTATTGCTGAAGTATATCAAAAACTTGGGTATGATAACGCAAAAAGCCAGTTCAGTAAACAAACTAATCAAGTTAATTCTGCATTGCTATCTAGTATTTCTGGAAGAAACATTTCAGCACAATCAGGAACAGCTAGAGCACTGCTAAGACAAAACCTATTTAATGCAACTGCGAACATGGCAAACCTAAGAATATCTAATACAAACAAAATGAGAGATATTCAAACTATTTATCAAAATAGATTAGCCCAAAGAGATTTCAATTATCAAGAATTTAACACATTCCTTCCCGGTGATACCAGTACTATTAGTGGTGCTCCAATGGGTGCTATTATTGGATCTGCTGCCCTTAGCGGTCTTTCTTCTGGTATTTCTGCTGGACTAATATATGGAAAACAAGAATGAAACCAGAACTCTTAAACCAACTTCAACAAATAGCAACAGGTTCAGTTTATTCCGGTAGTAAAACAAATGATAAAGATGTTTCTAAAATCAGAGAAACAAAACTTAAGGATAAACTTAAAAAAATAGAAACCGAAATTAAAGCTATGTACCCAAACAATAAAACAAAGTTTTTTAAAACTTGGGAACAAGCAACAAAAGATTTTCCAATGCCAACGGAAAGTTTTAAAGAATTTTATTGGAATAAATATCTTGAACTAAACCCAGAAAAAACAGATAAGGTTAAAAAGGATTTAGTTAATAAATTTGTTTTAGAATTAAACTCTCTTGAAACACCAACACAAAAAGAACATTTTATCAGAGATAAGATTTCAAGAATGCCTAATTGGTTGGTAAATGAAGTAAAAGACGATCTTCAAAACTATTCTGTTAGGAATTCAGACACAAACTTTAACAAAGCAAAGCAAGTCTATAAGGATGATCTTTCAAAACGATTAAACTCTCTAGCTGATAGAGCGTTAGATCCAGATGTTTCAGAAGAAGCTCATATAAACGATCTATTAAAACTAGAAAAAATGAATCTTATGGATGTATCTGAAGCTTTTAATGGAAGATTTGGTGTTGTAGGCAGAGATGGTGGATTTATTCCAGCCTTTGATCTTGAAGATAGAAATCAAGTTTTCCCAAATGATATTTATGGTGCTCCAAATACTGATGAACAGCTATTGATTGATGAACTAGCACCTGATTTTATTCGTCAGTATGTAAAAGGAAACATCTCAAATCAAAGAGAAAAAATAGAACTTGATAACAAGGCTTCTGAAGGGGTTGCTTCCATGATGTTAGAATCTGGAACACTAACTCCAGACAAATGGGGAGAAGCTTTTTCTATGTTCTCAAAACCAGAATACACAACACTAATGAAAAAAGGTCTTCGTGGTGAATTAGAATCTGGAAGAATCTCAAATAGCGAAGATATGGTAAAAAGTATTTATATGATTTTATCTCAATATAAAGATTTATTAGGAGAAGAAACTAATGGCTCCAACCCCTGAGCAACTATTAATCGAACAACAGCCCAATCTAATACAACAACCACAAGTACAAGAGCAGATTCAACAAGCTCCAGTAATTAAAGAGGGACAAGTAGGAATGCCAACTCCAGAACAATGGATTGGCCCTATTGATTACGGAATGGATTGGTATGCTTTGGGTTCTAAAGCTTTTAAGGTTGCTGGAGATCTATATGGAGATCTTCTTCAGTATAATGTTATGAAAACTGGAGCTAAAATCAGCGATCTTCAATACGACCTAAGATCAAAAATGGAAAATACCTTTTCCGAGTCTATTACAACCGAACCAAAAAACTATGTAGATAGACCAAATGAAGTAGATTTTAATCTTCCATTTGATAGATCTAAATCATTTCAGGAAGAATACAAATCCAAAGCCAATGAAATTATTGGTTTTAAGGATAGTGATGGAAATCTAGTTGATGTATTTTCAGAAGACTTTGATTTTGAAAACACCGGAGCTGCTTGGTTTAGAATTATAGACGGTGCAAGAAGTGGTTTATATGAAATAACAAGAGATGCTGAAAGAGTACAAAGTGATTTACTAAAATCTTTTAAAGAAAACACAAATCAAAGAGTAATTTTGGACAAATATATGGCTGGTGAGTATGTTTCTAAAAGTGATTTAGAAAAAATCGAACCATTCCTGCACCCCACCAGTAAAGGAACAATACCAGTTAACAATATTATTGAAACTCTTGGAACTGAAAATGTAAATCTTAATGCCAGAACATCTACAGGATCTCCAGTAATTATTGTAGATGCTAATAAAAACGCTTATATCAATCCACAAGCTTCAGAGCAAGAAATAGCAAATGCTGTTGGTTTAAGTGGATATCAAATGATTAAAGAAAATGACTATGCTACTGAAATGTCAGCTAGGGGTCAAAATATAAGTTCACAAACAGCTGATAAAGTTAGACAATTTATAAGTTCAAATAATATCTCACAATTACAAGCAACAGAGTTAAAATCTATACTCAAATATATGTCACCAGAAAAGCTAAACTATATGATGACAATAAGCACTGATTTTACTCCAATTCAAAGAGCTAGGTTGTTTGTTGCTTATGCTAATTCTGGTATATATCCCGGACAAGAAGAACTAAACCCAGAAACATACCATCAAAAAATAAACAACATTAAAACATCAGATGCAAATGCTTTATCAGGATTAATAAGATTTATATCTAAAGATACATCACCAGAAGGACAAGGCTTCGGTCCTTCTCTTTCTGTTCTGTCTTCTTTTGAAACAACTAAAAATATTTATAATGTTTTAGTAGGTGCTGTAGATTCTAAAGGAAATATTATTGATCAATCTTTATACGATATTTCTCAAAACCAAGACACCTTTAAAAGTTTTTTACAGGATAACCCAGAACTACAACCAATTATCTACTCATCATTATTAGAGTATGAAACACTAACACGAAACGGTATTGATCCAGCTGTTGCCAAAAAAACAGTAGCAGAATCTTTAAACTCAATTGTATGGAAAGATAGTGAAGGTAAGCCTGTTGTTTCTAGAAATTCAAGAATGGTTCTATTAGGAACAAAAGGACTAAACGAAGAAAGCCCAAGTTCTGGTTGGTATGGAGATATAAAAAATAATATTACACAAATAAGTAAACTGTATCCTAATGTAAATAAAGACGAGATTGAAAAATTTAATCAACAAACACCACAAGAAGCTTTTTTTAGAAACTATAGTTTAAATCAAAACTTCCCAACAGAAGATCTACCATCATTAATAGAGTCTGTTGATACAAACTTTATACCAAGTCAAACACAATTATTAAACCCAGAAGATAGAGTTGGTTTAATGAATTCACTTAGAACAGTACATTCTGATAAAGGTCAAAACCGTGGTGCTAATATTACTCTAGGAGAAGCAGTACGATTATCTATTGCAACTAATCCATCCGTAATTAGGGATTTTAACGGTGGTAGAAATCCACAAAATAAAAAAGAAGCTTTACAAGCTGCGGCAAAAGCTTATAGAACTATTGGATCAGCTGATAATTGGGGGTGGAAGTTTAAAAATTCATCAAGAGATGATCAACTACTAAACTCTCAGCAGGGTGGAGTGCCGTTTAATCTTTCTAGTATTCCTTATTTAAATGAAGCTGGAGAAGAGCAAGATCTAATGAATAATCGGTTTGTTGTTTCTCCAGCAAACAAAGAAAACATAAGATTTACTGCTTCAAACGGACTTCCTTTCACAATGATTGAAAATAATTCTCTAAATCAAGAATCAATGGAAGAAGCAAGAAAAACTTTTGAAAGAAAAGTATTAAACGATTCTCCTTATGCTATTGAAATTCAAGATGGTATTACACCAATTACAGCAGAAGGAGATGAAGGTTTAGTGTCTGCTGCTCAGTTATTAGTACGAACCGAAGATCAAAAAGATTTGTTAATTCATGGAATGTTAAAGGATGGTTTAAGTGCCAAGGAAATAACTCTCCTATCACGCGAACTTTCTCAACATGAAGCTTATATGGGACTTAAAGATTCCTACTATGTTGATTATGTTGCTGATGTACTTTCCAAAAACTTCCCCAAAAAACCAAAAACATTTTGGGTATCAGCCTTGTCAGAAATTGCAGATAACGAACTTTTAGCTGGCTATATTACCAAAGTAGATACTACAAAAGAAACTAGTTTTACCAATTTAGATCTTTTAAATAATATGACGAGAGCTGCAATTGGTTATTCATTAAATTCTAATTTTAAAGAAAGTCTTATGGAAGGGGATGTTTATCCAAAACCAGAAGTATCTTATTTTTGGGGAGAGGCTTTAAAACCAGTCCCAATAGTAGTACCTACAAAAAAACCACAAGAAGAATCAGTAATGTCTCAAACATTAGGTGGTGCTGGAGAGCTTCTTAAAGCAACAGGACAAACCATATTTCCAATAGATTTAATTATGGATACCAAGTACGAGTCTGTTTGGTCACAGGCTGCTAAAGCCTTGTTTAGACCCGGAGCAACAGCCGTAGACTTTGATCTATCTACTGGAATGATGTCTGCTAAAGAAGCTAAACTTTACAACCAAGGTTTAGAAGAAGTTAATAAACAAAGCCAAAAAATCAAAGAAATAGAACAAAATAAAACAGGAATGGAAAGGTTAAATGAAAGAAGATCTAATATGGGATCTGTTTCAGATAAACCATATGTAAACTTAATTTCAGAGTTTGAGGGATTAAAAACAGAGGCTTATTGGGATGATGCTGGTAAAGTTTGGACTATCGGTAAAGGAACTACTAGATATCCAGATGGAACTCCAGTTAAACAAGGTGATAAGATTACAGAACAACAAGCCCAAGAGTATCTTGTAGATTATGTAAACACTAGAATTATTCCAACACTACAGGAAACTGTTCCAACTTGGAATGATCTAAATAATAATCAGAAAGCTGCTTTAATTTCATTCTCTTATAATCTAGGTGAAAACTTTTACAACAAAAAAGGATTTGAAACTATAACCAAAGCTTTATCAAATAAAGAAAATCTAAAGAATGTTCCACAAGCTTTTAGATTATATGTAAAAGCAGGCGGTAAAAAATTAAAAGGTCTTGAAAGACGAAGAAAAGCTGAAGCTGATCTTTGGTCAAGTAACTAATACTTATTCATGGCACACCCAGTTCCCAGAAAGGTAAACAATGTATAAAACTCCAGTTAGCACAATTAAAACTCCCGATTGGTCAAATATTTACAACGCTCCTGCATATGGAGCATCAGACCCCTTTGTTGCTTATACAGCCACACAACCAGTCTTGTTTTACAGATCCTTCTTTAGTAATATTGATAAGGATAGTACAGCAAGAAGCGGCGTACTACCAGATGTTTCTTTGGCTGCTATAAACAACATTGCTAACTGGAGCACAACACCAACTACAGAAGACTTTGGTTCATTTATAAAACTAAGCTATCTAGCTCAGGGTGAAAACCCCGGTCTTATCGGTAGAGATGTAGAAAAATATGCTCAAGAAAGAGCAATTATGGGACAGGGAGTAGCCCCTTATAACTCTCTAGGTAAAGTAATTCTAGAAAACCTAACACCAGAACAAATTAGACAACAGGCAGATTTATATGCTCTTGAAAGTGAACTAGCAAAAAACGACCCAAGTGCATTAATTGATCCCGAAACAGGTGAAAGATATTATCTAGATATGCAGGGACGAAAAGTTCCAGCTTTACAAATTGGTGGTTCAATAGTTAGTCAAAAACTATTAGAGCCTCTTTCTAAAACAATGCTTGAAAGAGGGATGTTATATAGAGTTAACTCATCAATGAAGGGTGAAGCATCATTGCCAAGCCTTATTTCATCTGGAGCAATGGATTTAAATGAATATTTAGACCCAACCCAAGGAATGTTGGGAATATCCACAACCATACCCGGAGAGCTTGGAGCTTCTAGAAATGTAGATCTTCAAGAACAAATTAATGACCTTCTTGGATCTGTAGGTGTTGCACAGTATTCAAATTCAATAAATCCTTTAGATGTTTCTGGTATTAGTGATGATATTAAAAAAGCACTAGAACCAACACAAGAGGAAAAAGATAATGGATTTGATGGTGTTGATTGGTTTAAAAAAAGTATAAACCCAGAAGTAGTTCCTTTCTTAGCTCAAAAAGGAATTAGTGAAAACCTTGTAAGATATGCTAGAGGCCACAGAGAAGCCCTTTACTTTATTCAAAAAGAACTAAGTACTTCTACAATTCAAGAAAGAATTGAACGATATACTAGAGATGCTAGTTGGTGGAAAACAACCCCAATTACTCAAATTGGTTATAGTTTCCCAACCATGATTATAAACGATCCAGACGCAGCATTGGCATTAGAAATTTCAGCTACAACGGCTGGTCTAGGGAGTATTCTATCTGCTGGTGTGGCTGGATTAAGCTCAATTAAACGAGGGGCACAGTTTATAAAAGCAGCAAGTAAAGTAGCAGCTGCCTCAAAAATTAAGCCTGCTGTAAAAGGACTATACCAACTATCTATGGGAGATCTTCCTATTTGGTTTAGGAATCGAGGAAATCTAGAAAAACTAGGTATTACTATGGGTATTGGTGCTGCACAAAACGCAGGAGCTAGTTTAAGAGGCCAGATTGATCGTATTGCTTGGGCTAATACAACCCTATTGACGGATAATACAGAACAAATTAATATATCAGAACTAGCAACTGCCGCTGGTCTTGGTGCTGCATTCGGTGGTATTTTGGGTTCTCCTTTGCTTTTTGCTGGTAAATCACATACATTAGATGCTAGTGGTGCTTTGGTTGACTCAGAAGGAAACAATAGATCAATGGTAGGTCTTACACCTGATCAATCAATCCCAATTAGAGAGGGGCTAGAAGCAGCTATTGAAGCCAATACTGTAAACCAAGCAGATAAGCCTACAGATGTACTAGAAAAAACTAATGAAAATGTTAAAGATGACGGAGTAACAATTGTTGATACTAGTGGAAAGAAAACAACAGTTAGAGAAGATGACATCTTTGAAGTTTTTGAAGTAGATAGAGAAAAGGTTCTTTCTGGTGAGTATAAACTAGTAAGAAATACTAGAACAAATACAGATGTTTTGGTAAGAGAAGACGCTATTGTAGCAGCTCAACCAAAAGAAACACCTACAGTAACAGCAGAAGAACCAAAGCTAACAAAGATTGAATCAACAACAATTGATTCCGAAAAGTTTGCTGATGCAGCTGATATTTCCACAAAAGCAAAGCGAGAAGACGGTCTTGTAAAGGCTTCTGAATCAACAGCCTTTAATAGAGTTGAAGGAGAAAGCGATGAAAGCTATGCTGTTAGAGCTATTAACGCTGGTGAAGTTAATACACCTTCAGACTTCCTTAGAATTATTTCAGGACCACCAACAGCAGCTAGAACAACTTTAGGTAAGTTGGTTGAATTTAGAAGAACACTAGAAAACGCTAAAGCCTTGCTTGGTAAAATTACCCATAATCGTGGAGATGAATGGACCAAATCAACCATAGAAAGCATTCAAAGATTAGAGCAGGGTGAACTTCAAAAAGCTATTGAAAAAGCTATGAATGCTGGAGATAACGCTTTTACAAGACTTCCAGAAACTAGAAAACAAGCAATGGTAAACTTTGTTCTACAGCATGCTGGAAAATCAGACGATGAGATTGATCGTCTTATTAAAGAATCTAAAGATTTATTTAATAGAAACGAAAAAAGCATGCTTGGTAGAAGACTTAAGACAAAGAAAACCAAAGCGGAAAGAAGAAAACTTATTGATGAAATTCTTTCCGATAAAAGCATTAGTGAACAATCTAGAAAAATTCTAAATGTTCTTATTGGAACACCAGAAAACTTAACCTTACTACAAAGAAAAGCAGCATCAAAAGCATTTAGAAAAGAAAAATACTTTAATCAAAAAGCAACTTACCTAACTGGTGAGTTTTATTTAGATGTAAAATCAGTTATAACCGAAGCTTTCAATAAACTAACACCATCACAACGAAACATAGCAAAATCCGATTATGATTTAGTTCTTAGTTTAATGAGAGGAGCTTTGGTAAATCTAAAACTACCAGAAAGAGCTGGTCTTACTAAAATTAATCTAAAGTTGGACAATCTAGGAAAAAATACTTTTGGTAGTAACAAACTAGAAATTAATCCAGATGGATCTTCATCTTTGACTATTACCTTGGATACCAATAAACTAATTAAAGCATTGGTAGAAGGGGATAATACCTTAATTACTCATACGATCTTACACGAACTAGGACATGCCTATTCTTATTTTGCTACACCAAGAGATATTTTAAGAATGATGGTAATGTATACTGAATTTTTAGATCCAGCAGTATTATCAGCTTTTGTTGATCTTACTGATCAAATTAGATCTAGAGGAATAGATAATCAGGTTGGATTATATGGTGCAATTAATCCCGGAGAAGTATTTGCTAATTATTTTGCAAATAGAGGAATAGCCACTAGTTTAGATGTAATGGCTAGATTAAAACTATCTTTCTTAGAAGCGTTTACTTCATATGTATCGGAAGTTATTGAAGGTATTTTTCAATCATTTACTTTTAATAAAACAACACAACGAAAACTAAAAAATATAAGTAAAGTATTTGATAATATAATTAAAGATATTTCCGAGTCATACAGTGTTGATATATTAACTATGAATTTAATTGATATGACTAAAGTAGAAAGAACTTTTACTAAAGCTTTAGTAAATATGTCTTTTTATAATAAGAATCGAACAACATATCTTTCAAACTTAGAAAATCTTATTAATACTGGTTTTCTAGAAAAAAGACAAGGAACTAGAACTAAACGAGTATTTATAGGCGGTATAGATACAGTTGTAATAGATAAAGATGGTTATAGTGAAGTTATAGATGAAATTTTAAAAAACGAAAATCCAGATTTATTTAATAATCAAGACTTTACTGATTTTTGGGCATCATTAGATGGTCTTGAAAAATATACTATATTAAAAAACCCAAACGAAATGTTAAAAATTCAACTATCTTCTAAATACTTTAGTGATCAGTCTTTTCCAATTTTATTTAATGCATTATTATCATCTAATCTAGAACAAGCAAAACAAAAAATATATGATATTGTACAACTAGCAGAATTAACATCAACAAGAATTGCTTTTGAGCGTTTCTTAAATAACAGAAGTAAAAAAGCATTTACATCTAATGCAGAACTTCAAAAAGCTATTGAAGAACAAGGTTCTTACATTTCAGCAAATCTTAATAGATACTTATCAAGTAAATTATTTATTGAAACACAAGGATTTGATAATTGGACTTTATTAACAAAACTATTAGAACACTCTAAATCTAAAGAAATTCTTAGAAAAAATACATTTGAATTATCAAATGAAAGAGTTGTATATAGACCAAAGTTTGATACTGGTTTAGATGAAACTAGTTTAATATTATATCATGGAGGAACTTGGACAGGAGAAAAATCACCAGTTATGTTACATGCTGGTACTTTAAAAGCTGCTTTGGATAGAGTTAAAAATCTAATAGGATATTATGATGAATATAATATGGTAGCTTTTGAAATATCAAGAGAAGCGAATATAATTGAACTAGTAGATACTGGGACACAACATGGAGATTTTGAATCTTATTGGTCAGGTATTCAAAATGCATATAACATAAAACCAGACAGTTCAATTGAACAAGTAATTAGAGAAATTGTAGTTAATAGAAAAAAAGCAGAAGAAATAATATCGGAGTTAAAGAGAAAAAGTCAATATTATCAATCTACAGGAAAAGATCTACAAAAGCTATTAAAAGAAGTTGGTGTTGATATTATTAAATATAAAAATATCGCAGAAGATATGGGATCAACCTCTTTTATTATAGTTAATCCTAGAGTTATAAATGTTAAAGCTAATGGTAAATTTGATTCTCAAACAGGAGTATGGCAATGGAAATCAAGAAGTACTGGTAAGGTTTTAGAAAATACTACTAAAGATTTATTAGATATTAATTATCGTGGTTCAGAAAGTTTAGAAAATATTATTTCACTATTACCAGATTTAAAAGAAATAGTAACTGATTTTTCTGAAGCTATTAGCGTTAAAAAAGATATTGATTTTACACCAACATCTATTACTGAAGTTACAAACGAAACCTTACCAAATCTTATTAAAGAATTAGATAGTATGATGGTAAAGTTAGATCAGTTACCAAATAGTTTCTATAAGAGACTTGCTTTTGGCTTAACAAAGAAAACTGGTAAAAAGTTTAATATCAATGATACTAAAGATGTCTTAGTAGATATCTTTTTAGCTTCAAGAAAACGACTTGATAATAAAGAAGTACCAGTAATTCTTACTGTTGATTCCGAAACAAGTTTATTTAGATTACTATTCCAGTTTAAAAAACTAGGAACATTTGCTGATCTTAGTGCTCAAGCAAAACGAGGTAAAGTTGTTTCACTAGAGACTTTAACAGAAGGCAAGGCTACAGAAGAAGGTGTTGGTTTAGTTGAACTAGACGAAGAAGTTATGGCTGGTATGGCTAATAAGAATAACGAACCAACTGGTGAAGGTGAGTTACCTATTGATAAAAAAAGACAACAGCGTAGCGATTATCAAAATTGGTTAGATACTAAAATTACTAAGTACGGAAATGAAGTAATTAAAGATCTTAAAAATCTTATTGAGATTAGATTTGAACTTAGTAAACTAAAAAAAGGATACAAGCCCGGAGAAACACCAAAACTTCCTGCTGGTACTGGTTTAGAACTATACTTTCAAAAGTTCCCTGAAGAACGAGCTGTTTATAATGAAGCGTTAAAAGCAACTGATAAAGAAACTGTAGAAATAATTAAAAAGAAAAGTACTAAACTAGTTACTAAAATTCAAAAATTAGAAAAGAAATTATTAGCTGAATTCAAAGATGTCGCTGATAAACCAATTGAATCAGAAGCAATCTTACACAACGCAGTTCTTGAAAAAGTAGCTACAGCCGAAGAGCCAGTACAAACTATTCAAGAAACAAAAACAGAAAATATTCAAAAGGATGTAATTCAAGCAGAAGAAAACGCTTCTACCATTACTGCCAAAGAAGAAGTACCAGAAATTGCCGCTCCAATTATTCGTGGAATTGGTGAAAAAGAATCCTTTATGTCAAGCAATTGGGACGGTAGCTTAGAAGCACTTGACCTTGGTGGTATCTTTACAACCGAAAAGAAAGCTGCTGGTTTAAGAAGAAAACTAAAGGGAAGATATACAACTAGAGTAGAACTAGATAAATCTAGAGTTCTAAAGGTTGTATCATCAGCACCATCAGTTCTTCAATCAGTTAAAAACCTACCAGAACCTATTCTTAGACTGGCTGGTATCAATAAGTCAATCATGGAAAGAGTTCTTGGTGCTATTCAAAAAGAGCACTCAGAACAAGAAGCATTACGAGTTGTTCTATTTAAACTAAAAGAAGAAGGCTATACTGCTATTGAATTGATTGACAAAAATGGTAATTTAATTGGTCATGTTCCTACTTCTAAAGATCATATCAAAGTAATTGAACGAGTAGACCATGAAAAACCAAAAGCTACTGGATATGTTTCTGTAGAGGCTTTAAGAAAAAATAAAGTAGAAGAAGTACCAGAAAAGGTTACAATTGAAACCGAACCAACTCCAGTAATTAACCCAGAAGAATTACCAGTAAAAACAAAAGATGGAGAGTCACTAGAAAAGGCACAAGAAATTGAACCCGGTCCTTCTGATGTTCCTGTTATTAGTGAAGAAGAAAGATTTGTACACTCTGTACTAAACGCTACTGAATCACTAAGATGGAATGGAACTACTCCAAAGTTTATTAAGATTGCTTTGATTAAGTTTATGAAACAAGCAAAAGAACTAAGAGAAAATATTGGACAAACTTTAACAGGAATTCCACAAGAATTTAATTCAGTTCTTTATAAGGTTTTAAGAGTAGCAGAAGAAATAGCAGAAGAAAACCGAAACAGATTTGGTGATCTCTACGAACAAATTAATGATGAGTTTTGGACTATCTTTGACAGAGAAGTTGCTAAGGAACTAGTGGCTAGAGGCAATCTCACTAAAGAACTTAGTATGAAATCACTAAATGAAATTCTTACATTTGCTCATACAAAAGTTAATGAAAACATTAGACTTAGAAATCAAAGAGATGGTCTAAACTTACCAGAGTATTTAAAACCACTACACCCAAATGATTTTAACTTTACTGTAAGTAGTGTAACTAATAAGTACCCAGATGGTGTAGAGTTTAGAGAAAATAGTTTAGCCTATACTGCAAATAGAAATCTCGAAAGAAAACTAAAGGCTGAAGAGCCAAGAGTTGTTACTGAAAAACCAAAAGAAATGGATATAGACGAAGTAGAAAGAGTAGTTCTAGATGCTATTTCTAATAAACCAACTGATAATACTATGTTGTTAAGAGAATCTAACTTCATTGGAAGAATCTTTGGTGGTAGTAATAGAACCAATGCTAACTGGTGGCGTAGGCTAATTAACGGAGCTAGAAACCTAATTGAATATAGAACAGAATCTAAGCATACAGTTCATTCTATTTCAAATAGAGTTAGAACCCTAGCTGCTTGGATTGATCCTTCAAAAGCCCATCTACACAGTTTAGTTGGTGGTGGAAAGAATGCATTCAAGTCTTGGGAAGCAATTGGTCACGAAGTAACTAGAATGACTGGTGAACTTAGAAACATTATTGCTCCCTTTATTAGAGAAGTTCCAAGTGAAAAGATTGTTGAAAATGTATTTATTGAAGTTATGAAAGCTCTTGGTTCAAAAAGCACTTTAAATAGAAATATAATTGAAGCTGCTGTTGCTATAGCAATTCCATCTCCAAGACCAGAACTAGTAAACAAAACTTTTGACTACGCTCAAAAACTATACGGTGCTGTTGTTGGTTTAAATAAAAAGATCCTAGATCTTGAAAACGAAACTGGATGGATTGAATTAAAGGATAAGCAAGGAAATCCAGTAAACCCAACAGAATACTTCCCAATTACCTTTATTGGTGAAAGAGTACTACCACAAAACAGAGATCAAATCATTAAGGCTCTAGTTGGGGTAAGACGAGAAACACTACTTAATTCAGATGACCTATCTACAGATATTATGCTTTCTATGGGTTGGCTATTCGATAATAGCGATGATCCACAAGCAGGTATTCTAGATAAGGGTAGAGAAGTAGAAGGAAGAAGAATACACTTCTTAACAGAAGCAAACTTTGATCAGCAAACACTACGAAATCTAGAAGTTGCTAGATATGCCCCCGGAAGTGATGCAAGAACCTTTGCTCAAATGGCTGGAGAAGCAAGTAAGAAACACTTTGTTTATAAGGATTCTAATACTGGTGAATTGGTTGTTTGTTTAATTCCAAGAAAAAAGGCAGACCTATCACTACCAGATTTGGCTAAATATAATGAAGTATTGGATGGTAGTACTAATCATATTGGAAAACAATGGAAAGCAAACTTCCCCGGAAATCCAGTATCACCACTGTACACCATAATGAGTGAATACCTAGATTCTAAGCTTTATCAGGGAAGATATAGCAAGCATCTTGCTTCAAGAAGAGGAAATCCACTAAGCCCAATGACTTTGCTAAGAGATCGTAATCGAATTGAATACGGTATTGCTGTAAAGCCACTAACTTGGGATGAACTCCTAAAAAGCGATGTACTACTTAAGATTACTAGAAACGATCCACTTGAGGCTTACTCTAACTTCTTAAAATCTAGAGGATTTGATCTATTACTTCAAAAAGAACTAGATAGAATGCTAGGAACAAAAGGTATTAGATTTAATAAATTTTTAGATATTGTAAGACGAGCTGATGAACAAGACCTAAGAGCATTGGGTGCATCAGAAGACCAAATTAAAGATTTGCTTATTGGTTATGATAGAATTGCCAATGAATATCTATTTTATCTAGGAAGATTAGGTACTCTATCATCCGGTGAGACAACCTTAGGAATGGAGTTTACAGAAATTGGTCTATCTATGGTTCGTGGAGCTAGTGCCCCAATCTGGGGTATTACCAGTTTGTCAGAACCATTACAACATCTAATAAGAGGACCAGCAACCGTAGGTACTATTCAGACTATTAAAAATATTTGGGATGGTCTTAGAATTATTATTGGTGATAAACGATTCTCAACATCCAAGGCTTTACAAGATGAATTAAGAGATAGTGTATTCTTTATTGATCTTGTTCGCTCTGATCTTCAGGATAGAATCATTAATTCTGACTTGGACGGTGTTCCAAAGATTTCTAGATGGTTTGATCGAATTACAGCAACTAGAGAAGATAGTCGTTTTGGTCTTATCAGCGATAGTTTTGATGTCTTTGGAAATGCAATGGTTGAAATCGGTTCTGTAAGATATACTACATACTATGCTAGAAAGCTAGCTATGCAAGTATACGGAAAATCTATTGCCAAGGTTATTAACAACGGTGCAGCCGAACGATTCTTTACCGCACTAGCTGATCCAAACACAAACGCCACTCTAAAGAGACTAGAGGAAGCTGCTGCTTTAGATCCTAAAGCTGAAGCAGAACTAGTTAAGGTATTTAAAGATATTGCTAGAAAATCTGGTTTTGGTGATCGTTGGGATATTGCTATGGCTATGAATAAGTATGGTGTAAATACAATTGAAAAGATTAATGCTCTCAAAAAAGCATTCCAACAACTAGGACCAAGATATTCCAAGAGAGGCTTAATTAATTGGGCAGAACTCAAAGAACTGTTCCATGAAAACATGAAACAACAGGTTATTGATGGAGTAGACGGTACACAGGGAATGGATGCTTTTGAATCTTTAATGTATGCCGCAGAAACCTTAACAACAACCAGAGGTGCTATCTCACTACCTAGGGGTCTAAATAAAGAACTAAGGTTTGAATCTAGAACACCACTTGGTAGACTTACTAAGGCATTGTTGGGTTGGTCACAAAGCTTCCAAAACAATGTTATCGGCGGATACGCAAGCATGGGAGCTTCAGCCTATCTCGGATCTCTAATTCTTTATTCAGGTCTAACAGCAGCTACCGAATATCTAAAGGAATGGATAATGGGTAGGGATGTTGAAGATATTGAAAAGGAAATGCAGAGAAACCCAGAAACATACCTATTTAGGATGATGTATTCTCTACCCGCTCTAGGAGCCTTTAACGGGATTCTATCCTCATCCTTGGGCGGAGTCTCACAATTGATGGGTGGTCCTCTAAAGTCCTATGGTACTCCAGTTTCTTACCCCGGTTTAAACATTGCTTTGAATACACCATACAAGATGTTTACCGGATTCAAGGATCTAGTAACCGATGCTATTCCAAGCGGAGATCCTGCCAAAATAGCAGCAGCAACAGGGGAATTACCATTAATTGGTTATAATACATTATTAAATAAATCCCCAATTGCAATTCCTGCAAGATTGTTGGTAGAAGCTGGTATTATTAATGAAGCTGATGCTATGGGTAGATACATGAATCTAATTAAAAAGAAAAAGAATGTATATACCAAAAAGTCAGATTACACCTATAGTAAAATGCAGGGGGGAATGCCCAAGGAACGCAAGGATGAACTCCTTAGGGAAACCCTAAGAAAGACCCTAGATCAAGGAAGATCCACCCCAAATACCGGAGTTTCGACAGATTTGGCAAACCTATTGGAAGACATGTCCAATCAATAATACAAATAGTTGGAGCTATAGATATTTCCCTTAGGGGTATCCTTAGGATACCCTTAAGGGGACTCTATAGGATTAAATAATATTTGTATTTATACCTTTAGTTCCCCAAAGGGATCTAAGGGGATTCCTAGCATACAATACATAAATATCACTACACAGGTTCCCATCCCGGTCGATTTCGATATAACATGAATAATTCAATCCCCTGCGTTATCCCCAGATATCTGCGGGGGTACTTATTCTCCTATAGCTCAGTCGGTAGAGCAGAGAGCTGTTAACTCTCGGGTCGTTGGTTCAAGTCCATCTGGGAGAGCTTAGGAAATCGACTTAGGGGTCAGAAATTTATAAGGGGACTCGCTCCCTTCGGTCGCTTGAAGCGTCCCCCGTGGCCCCCCCTCGCGGGCAGTCCCTCGCCCTGCCCCTGCGTTATCGGTCGTAGATCGGCAAGGGCTGCGGAATCGGCGGGAATCGGCTACTACCTTCGGATTCTTTGACATCCCACGATTCTCTCCGCACGATGCCCCTGAAGGTACGCACGGCGGAACGATTGGATGGAACCATCCGATGCGAGAATCGTGGTCTAACGGACCGCCGGAATCCTGAAATGTCCGGTGCGGCATTAGCCTAGGATGTGACCACAAGCCCGTAAGGGTAGAATGGTCACAATCGGCAAGGGTTTACCTTGCGGCATTCTAGCGGTCGTGGTTCGGTCCGATGACGGGACCGAGCAATGGAATGAATAATTGTAAGGTTCTCCATTGTGTGATGCGTTGGCATCGCCGAAATAGTTCTATTTCCGATCCTTCCCGAATGGGTGGATTCCTGCTCTTTTCTAGGAATCCTTGGCAACCCGTTCGGGAGGGATTCGTTACCCTAGCGGTAGAACGCCTGCACCTTCCCACTAAATATAAATGAGGAATGCATATTCGATTCTAGGGTAGCGAATCCCATGCTTTCGATGGTCGAGAGCATAGGGTAACTTTATTGTCCAATGGACAAAGGATTCTGAAATGTGGAATCAGATGAGTGAGCGGGAGCAAGGTGATTGCATCCTTGAGGTGTTCGCCAAGTTGGTTGCTCATGGTGTTCTGTCGAATCGTGGACGGCGTAACTATACGGTTCTCAAGGGTGTGATCGAGAAGAAGTACGGTGTCAGCATCCTCACGAACCAAATGGCGTGGGAGGCGAAGGTGGACAAAGCGATTCCGAAGACCGTGGTTTCGGCTGCGGAGCGAAATGCGGCGAAGATCGCTGACGCTGCGGCGATTCTTGGAATCTGATACTCATCCAATGGCATGGATTCTCCCCGGTAGTAATACCGGGGTTTATCCCTTTCATGGGAGAATGGAGCATACATGACTGATCCGAAGAAGGTGGATTGGCGAAAGGAATGGGTTCGTCTGTCTGTCAATCGGCATGGAATCGTTACTTTCATTCGCATGGTTCGGAATGCGCTGGCCCCTAGTTTCGGGTTGAATGATGGTGAACTTGTGGATGGTAATGTTGTCGTTGGACTTATCAAGTCCATCGACAAGATGGCTCCGGTTTCGTGGAATGCGAAAGATAAGATCATCGTGATTCGCTGATCTTCTGATATCTACGGATGAAATATTCCATAGATATCTTTCCCGGAACTGTAGGAATGACCCGCCATTTCAGTAAGCAGAGAAAACAAGGGTTACTCGACTATGCGAGTATAAATAGGATTTAGGCATAGTGCGTCCCATGCATATCGACGGGTATGCGTGGGGGTATTTACTGATCTATTGGTTCTTCCTTATGCGGTTGGAGCATTTGGAAAGAATCCAAACCAACAATAGATCAACGCTTGTATACCGTTCATAGTATACTCTAGCAGATCCACTAGAAGAATATAATAGGATCAGATCGGGTATCCATAGGTGAAATATCCTATGGATATCTTTCCTCTAATCCGGCATTGCCGGGAAAGGTTTGAACATGAACACTTACCGTTTCAATCAGAACAATAGTGGTGGTGTGTTTGTTGGACCTGATAAGTTTGTTGTTCAGGCACAATCTGTTGACCATGCTTGGCTTGAACTTGAGAAGAAGGATTGGTTTACTACCGAGCATTGTGAGTGCTGCGGTTTGCGTTGGTCAAAGTTTGATTGTGACATGCTTCTTCCCAATGGTAAGTGGGGAGTTGCTAGGTAATCCAAGAAAGGAAACAAACAATGATTGAGTTGATCTCAATTCTTCTTGTTGTTGTTGGTATTCCTCTAGGATGTCTTGTGTATGTCCTAGACTGATCCTTCGGAGGGCAGTACTCTCCCGCGTTCTCATGGTAGAAATATCATGGGAATGTTTCAGGCATTTCGCGTGGTAGCCTAAATAACCACATATGTTGTGTAGATTCCTCATCCACACAAAGGAGATAAAGAGGGGTGTCGAGATATGTCCAGAATCAAGGTAGGCAAGTGGTTCGCCACGGTATTCTCTTCGGAGAGTACCCTACGATACACTTGCAGAATAGTTTGGAACATGGGTATTGCTTTGTGTTACTTGCTATCTATTTGGTATAGCGAGTAGATAGTTTGTAACTATTGGTGCTATACACAAGATATACAACAATACCCATGTTTCAATCTGTTCTGTTCTTTTCCATCTTTAGGAGAAACAAATGAAAACTTGGATTGTTTCTTGGTCTTGTGGTGATGGTTGTGGAGTTTCTGTTAGTACTAGGGTTACTACGATGACTAACAGGGAATCTGATCCAAACATTCTGATTGCTATGGCAAAGCAGAAACTCTTTGATGATGGTGTTGTTGATCTGGTTTCTGGTTGGTGTGATATGCGGTGGATTGATTCCACTCCTTCAATAAAGGAAGTTTCCAATGAGAGTGATTGATCGTAAGATTCGTGATGGGATTCGTAATCTCAAGTCTTTCAAGCGTGGTTCTTCAGAACTTTGTGTTTGGAAGGATGAGAATGGATATCCCCTTGTTGAGTATCTTCTTCACAACAATCGTATTGCTGTTATTCAGTACGATTATGCCAAGGGACATTATGTTCTTTGGATTCGTGATTGTGGTTGGAGAACAAGAACTACAAAGGATCGGTTGAATGCTATCCTTAGTATCTTTGGTACTAACTGTAGCATTTATCAAAAGAATCACGAGTGGTATCTCACCTATCGTAACGGTATGGTTTCTGATTACTGGATTGGAAGTGAGAAGATTCCTCTTGGTATTGATCCTTTTGTAAGGGAGACTGTAAATGGATGATTACATTCTTGTTTCTTGGTATATCAAGGTAATTGGGTTGCTCGTTGCAACTCCTGTTATCTTGTACTTTTATTGGAAGAAGAAATCAAATGGAAACTAGTGCCCCTAATATGGACATGGATTGGTGGGTTGTCTATCGTACTCCAGACAATCCCAAGTGGAGAGTTTTTTCATTCCACGCTACAAAGTATGATGCTAATCGTGCTGCTATGAAAGTTGGTGGTGTTGGATCTGATGTTGTTTCGTGTCATCGTGATGATCTTTCCTTTTATCTAGGAGACAAAGCAAATGCCTAACTGGTGCGTGAATAGTGTTGTCCTTAGTCATAATGATCCTGCAAAGATTCAGGCTCTCAAAGATTCATTAAATAAGGATATCTTCTTCGATTATATCCTGCCACTTGGTGAGTGGGAATATGACAAGGCGATCAATACTTGGGGAACCAAGTGGGAAGCACACGATCTTTCTTGGGTTCAGTTTGCATCTACTAAGAATCAGATTGAGATTTCTTTTGAGTCTGCTTGGTGTCCTCCCGAAGAAGTTTATAAGGCAATGGTTGCAGATGGTTGGACAGTAGAGGCTTATTTCTTTGAGCCTGGAATGGGATTTGTTGGTAAGTATGGTACTGATCCTGAGTATGGTCTTTATGAAGACTATTATGAGATGGATAGTCCTATTCCAGCGGAGTTGGTTGAGATGTTCAATATGAACAATATGTACGAAGATAGTGATTACGAACTTGTTGACAATGGTGATGGGTATTACATTGTAAAGGAAAGGAATACCGAAGATGTTGACTGAGTATAATGTGCTTATTCCAAAGCATGACAATGATCGTAGGCGTACTGATGTAGCCTCTAGTATTCTTCATAGTTTTGTTCGATACACTAGTGAACACTTTGGTGGATGTTCTGTTACCGAAGGTGAGGGTTGTTATATTATGAAGAATGGTAATCTTGCGGTTGACAAGTGGTGGAAGGTTGGTATTATTACCGGAGAAGCTGATAAGATTGATGCTGTTATTCGTTCTCTTGTTGCTACTGTCTGTAAGCATTTGGATCAAGAGTCTGTAATGATTACAAAGACCAAGGTTGAAGTTGAGTTTGCATCTGATGTCAACACAAAGGATCTTCTGAATGTCTAAGAAAATTGTTTTGAATGGTATTAGTTATCGTTGGGGTGATCTGTATGATTCGTGGAATCAGGCACAAAAGGATCACTTTGATGGCAAGATTGATATCTATGCCCCTATTATGAGAGATGGTATTCAATACCCTAGTATTGTGGATCAGTATAAGGCTGATGCTGCACGGAGATTTACCAAGTGAAACCTAGTGAAGTTCTTGATCGTATTTTTTACTATCTTGAAAACTATAATGAGGAAGATTCTTTTGATACAAAAGAAATCAAAGAACTTCTTGTTGACTGTAGTCATCTAATCAATCATTTACTTCTCTTTCATGGAAACTCAAGGATTTAATTATGGAAACCCCTAGCGAATATAAGTTTGAGTATATGGGTGAGGAGTATATTGCCAAGTTGACTACAATTGAAGATCCCGATGGTTATCCTCATGTTGAGATTGATCATATTGAGGATATCTACGGATCTCATATTGAGCCTAGTGAGGATGATGAGTTTGGTAATGAACTATATCAATTCTTTTGGGAGAACTATAATGGGGCTTGATACATATGCTTTTGATGGAAAGAAGCAAGCACCTGATTCTAACTTTGATGGGATCAGTCTTTGTGGTGGTATGTTTAGTGGTAGCGGTTCTTCGTTTCGTGGTAAAGTCTACAATAGTTTTGTAAACTGGGTAACAAATGATCAAGTTGATCTGTATACTGAACGCAATAGTTCAGATGAAGTTACCTTGCTTTATAATGCTATTGATGAGTTTCTTCTTGGTGGTACTAGTGAGGAATTGCAAGATGCTCTAGATGAACTCCATAATAATGGAGATATTGAGTATCATTACAAAATTGATGAGATTCGTGATCTTCATAAGTTTATGAAGGTTTGTGTTGACAATAATTATACACTAGTAGGATGGTGGTAACATGGATGACATTGAAAAGGTTGGGCATGATCTTCTTGATTATCTGGTAACTCTTGATTTTGTTGAGATTTGTTGGGGTGAGGATGGTAGGGATTATTATAGACTTACTGAATTAGGTTTTTCTGTTGCTAATATGTTGTATGTTTTGAATAAGGAGAATCTAGATGATGGATATCAAGTATGTTGATTGGGTGCATCGTTTAGATATGATGCTTATTGATCATGCTTTAGTTTGGGAAGATGTTGCACAGTTTATGCCACATCATTATTATCTTTTGGGTAAGACCCCAGAAATCTTTATGGATGATATGAAGGAGATGATGAGCGATGATTAATTATACTGTTGTATATGAGCCTACGAATGGTTGGTATGAAGTTCGTGGTTCCTATATTACTAGTGTTGGAAATCGTGTAACTATAATTGATGCGTTTGGTGACGAGTCAGATGCTCATGCTTATGTAGCATATCTTGAGAATAAGGACAACAAAGAGTGGCCGTAATTCTTATCATCTGCATTATCGTCGTTTTTATCGCAGCCTATACTAGAGTCGAATAGTTGGGGCTACTGATAGGGACTCCACGGTACTTGCCTCCTTAGCTCAATTGGTAGAGCAGTTGACTTTTAATCAATTGGTTATAGGTTCAAGTCCTATAGGGGGCACTTTGTTACAATACATAAACCTTTATCTTTAGGAGATACTATGGACAAGGAAACTTTGTACGAAGAGATTACTGTTAGTGTTGGTGATAATGATTACACCGTGTCTTTTATTGCTACAGAAGTTTGGAATTATGTTGATCATGGTATTGGACCCTATGAATATTGGGGTGCTTTTGGTATCCATGAAGATTGGTGTTGGGAACTTGAGTCTGTAGAGATTACAGATGTCTATATCCATGAATATCTTAATGAGCACGATCTTTGTATGAAAACTGGTATTGACGGTCTTAAGAAAGATTTTGCTGATAAATTACTTAAGGCTTGTAAACAATACTCTAGTGATAATGCTGAAGAACCTGAGCATGACGGTGATTATTACGATGATAACTTTGATGAAGGTCCGTGGGCTGATCCCGGTTATTATCATTATAGCGACTAAGTAATTTACTGGGGTGTGCCTGAATTGGAAAAAGGTCGTGACTTATAATCGCGCTCATGTGGGTTCGAATCCCGCCGCCCCTATTACTGGCCTTATTGGAAGGACAGTTTTTACGAAATCTATACTTATTAAAAGGACAGATTATGAATCATTTTGCTGAGAAGATGGAAGAGTTTCTTAAGGAAGCCGCTAGTGATGCAGTCAAGGATCAGATTAGTGATGCTATTGATGACATAAAAAGTGATATGGAATCTGAAATTGAGGATGCAAAGTATAGCATGGAACAGATGGTTGATTCTGCTATCTCCGATATGCGTGATGATGTCACCAGTAATGTTGTTGATGAGATTATGAGCGATATTGATGATAAGATTCTTGAGCGTATGAAAGAGCAGAAGAATATGATCGCTCCTTTGAATGATACGGATAATAAGTGGATTAAGGATTATATTGACGGCTTGATTAAGGAGCGTCTTAGTCAGGTTTTTAATGAGATGGCTAAGTTTACAAAGCCTATTTTTATACCGAATAAGGTGTAATGGCATTAGTTCCTGTAGCTCAATTGGATAGAGCGTGGCACTTCTAATGCTAAGGCTAATGGTTCGATTCCATTCAGGAACGCTTATTGACAAACCATAGGAGATGTGCTATAATGAGTGGTAAGCATTCGGCTGGTAAAGGTGATAAGTATCGCCCTGTTGATAAAAAGCAATATGACAAGAACTATGAGGCTATCTTTGGTAAGAAGAAGCCTAAAAAGAATACGGCCAAGTAGACCAACGGCAGAGTCAAGACACTTAAAATGTTTGTAGTGTGGGTTCGAATCCCACCTTGGTCATATTTGGGGCTATCGTCTAGTGGTCTAGGATAGGAGGCTTTCATCCTCTTGACCGGAGTTCGAATCTCCGTAGCCTCACTTTCGCTATCAACATTCGGAGAAACTATGAAGCAAAACAAAAATAAAGAGAAAGATCGTTACAAGTACAAGAAGAAAGAACAAAATAAAGGATGGGGTAGTCAAAAACGAAAGCGTATGAAAGAAGAGTTTAAAGTTCGTGATCGTTCTGATTTTAATTAAGCGTCTGTTGACGCAGAAAGGTTACTATAATGGCACATGAAATCATGGAGAAGGATGGTGCAGTTTTCAATCGTGTTGCTGCATGGCATCGTCTTGGTAATGTTGTTGAGTCTGATATGTCTCCTACTGATGCTTTGAGAAGTGCTGGTCTTGAGTGGAATGTTATCAAGACTGGTTTTGTTAAGGCAGATCATCCGGACATTGGAACGGTCTTTTCAGAAGACTATAGTGCCATTGTCCGAGAAGATACGAAGGAAATTCTTAGTGTTCAATCTAGCGATTATCAGGTAATCCAAAATAGCGAACACTTTGAGATGGCTTATGAGTTGTCAAGAGATGTTAAGGTTGAATCCGCACTTAGTCTTAAGAATGGTCGAAAGGTTGTTCTTCTCCTTCGTGGTGATTCATTTGATGTTGCAGGATCTAGTGGAGATACTGTTACAGAGTATATGGGTCTAATCAATAGCCATGATGGTAGTATTGCTTTCTCCGCTCTTCCAACCAGTGTTCGTATTGTTTGTCAGAACACTTTGAGTATGGCTATTGCCAACGCTAGGAAGGGAAAGAATATGTTCCGAATTACCCACAAGGGTAATACTATGGAAGATAAGAAGCAAGCTATGCGTGATGCTCTTCGACAATTCCAATCTAATGGCAAGTTCTTCCGTGAAACGGTAGATGTTCTTGCTAATCGTGAACTTACTAAGTCTGATATCCAGCAGTTCTGGATGGATGTGTGGGGTCTTATTGAAACACCCATTGTTACCAATCCAAGAACTGATGCAGAGAAGGATAACTATGATAATGCTGTTAAGGCTGTATCTAGTTGGTCTGAAACCTTTGACCGTGAAAGGGATGAGACTGGTAGTAAGGCAAGTATGTGGATGGCTGCTAATGCTGTTAGTAAGTATATCCAGCATCGTGTTGCTGCCCGTGGTCGCAAGGCTACGGCAGAGAATCGTGCGTGGGATAATCTTGCAGGGTTAAATCAGGATTCGACCATGAAGGTTTTCCGTCACGCTCTTGCTACGGTCTAATCATTAAGTTGATGGTGGGATGCGCATACCTAAAACGCATTATACAGGAGATACTATGAAAAAGGATGTGGCAAAACTTTGGATAAAGGCTCTTCGTTCTGGTAAGTATAAGCAGGGAAAGTGGACACTTCGTAACCACAATAATAGTTTCTGTTGTCTTGGTGTTTTGTGCGATATTTATAATACCGAAAGAAAGAAAAGCAAGAAGAAAACCTTGACGGTTACTAAGGTTAATAATTTATTTGACGGTAAATGCTATAAATATGGTTCATATGCTTGCTATCTACCGCCAGCTGTAAAAAAATGGGCTGGAATTAAAACTAAGAATGGTCAGTTTAACGATGTAAAGAATGGTGAGTGGTATACTTTATCGGGTCTTAATGATGGTGATTTTGGTCGAGGGTCAAAATCTTTTGATAAGATTGCTGCTATTATTAATGCTAATATAGATGAACTTTGATAGGAGGTATCTATGCCTGAGTTATGGAATTTACTTAAGCCAGAAGTTCAGGAAAATAGAAAGAACTATCAGGCTCTTCTTGAAGAAGAGATGCTTAATCTTTCTAACAACCGATATTGGGAAGAATACAACAGATCCCCAGATGAGGGATATCCAGAACAAGGTCTTCTAGATTCTTGTGTTGTTCACTTGACACCGTTCTATCAGGAATGGATTGATCTTGTTAGCAAGAATCGTAAGACTCCTGAGTGGGCTTATCCTCTATTTGCTGTTGGTGCTGGTAAGATGGCCGACATTACTATTAGGTGCTTGATGTTAGAGTGGTTTAATTCTAACACTTGGGACCGTAAGATGGATGGTAAGGATGGTGATATTCACACCGTTCCCCTTCCTTCCGCCCAACATATGTCACACCAAATCTCTAATATGGTTATTGATATTGTTGCTTATCAAGCAGCAAAGAAAGATTTTAGAGAAGATTGGCTAAAGCAGTCTCATTATCAGAAAAATTGGACTGTAAAGCGTTGCCGTGCTTTTGCTAAGAAAATGAATTGCATTAATAAGAAGCAATTTACTAGGAAGCAAAGGGAAGATTTTGGGCATCATATGCTTCGAATTGCTGAGATTAGTAATATTATTTCTATCAAAAACTACAGAAAGCGTATCGGTAGTCGTTGGTATGAAAGAGTTGTTGTTAGTTTTACTGATGAAATCTTGATGGAACTACACAATCGACACAATGATCTTGTCTCAAGGGCTAGCTTTTTGTATCGTCCTATGATTGTTCCTCCTGTACCGCATACCGTTAATTCTAGCGGGGGCAATCTTATGCCGTGGCTTAGAAAGCCTGTTGTTCAGAAGTTTCGTGATGTGTTCTGGGACGAAACAGTTGTTCAGAAAAACTCCACCCCTAGTGAAATGGTTGTTAATGGTCTTAATAACTTGATGAATACAGAGTGGACTATTAATAAGTCTGTTTATGAAGTTATGGAAAACATGTTCCTTAACAACACTAGACAGGCTAATCTTCCAGCATACAATTTTGATGCTTTTGATTTTGGAGAACCTTACCCAGAAAGTGGAGCTAAGGAAGAAAAGGCTAAGTGGTGTCAGAGAAAAGAAGAGGCTTACAGTAGTTGGTATAAAGAAGAGCGTTCCCGTGGTAGGATGTTAGTTCGTCTTAAGCTTGCTAAAGATTTGCTCAAGTGGGGATTCTTTTATCACACTTATACATGTGATTTTAGAGGTCGTGCTTATACGGCATGTGACTTATTATCTCCACAAAGTTCAGATTTTGATCGTAGTTTAATTATGTTTGCAAAACCAGTCAAGCAAACAGAACAAGGTAGGTATTGGTTAAAAATCCACTTGGCAAATCTCTTTGACCAAGATAAGGAATCATTTGAAGATAGAATTAAATGGGTTGATGAAAACTTAGATCTTATTCAGGATACTGCAAAAGATCCCTATGAAATGCGATATTTCTGGGTTTCAGATAAAAAGAAAAAGAATCCAAGTTTTCAGCGTCTTGCAGCTATTTTTGAGTTGTGCAGAACGGATGGTTTAACACAATTACCTATTCAAATGGATGGGTCGTGTAACGGAGTTCAACATTGGGCTGCTGTTATGAGAGATACAGACCTTGCTTACAAGGTTAATCTTGTGAAGTCTGAGATACCACAGGATCTTTACGGCTTTGTTGCAGACTCCATGACTAATAGTATGGAAAAGGATGTAAAGGATGATAACGCAGACCCAGACACTAAGGTTTGGGCGGATAAGTTTCTTGAACACTGGAATCACAATATTCCAAGATCAGTATGCAAGAGAGCTGTAATGACAGATCCTTATGGAGTAACTTTCTATGGTATCCGTCGTTATTGTAAGTCTGAGGGACATTTAGATTGGGTTGGTAAAGAAAGAATAGCTGGTGCAGTAATGGAACTGGCTACATATATTGATAAGTGCCTTAAGAATACCTTAACAAACGCTAATAAAGGAAAGGTATGGCTAAAGCAGATTGCAGATATTGCCAGCAATATGGGTAAAAATCTTGAATGGACTACTCCATGTGGTTTTAAAGTTGTCCATCAATATTATGAGATTTTAACTAGACGATCTATTGCAAAGCTCTTTAACATGAAAGAGTTAAACTTTGGATCTACTGATTCTACCCAAATTGACGACGATCAAGTTAATCTCGCTGTTAGTCCAAATTATATCCACAGTCTAGATGCATCTCATATGTGGATGACACTAAATAGAATGATTAATGCTGGTCTTACTAATTTTAGTTTTGTTCACGATTCTTATGGTTGTGCTGCACCGTATATTCCAATGATGAGGCAATATACAAGAGAGGAGTTTTATGAAATGCACAAAGAACCCCTTCTTGAACGACTCAAAGAAGATGTTGAAAAAGTCCTCGGTGTTGAATTACCGGGAACGCCTGAAATCGGCTGCTTCAACATTTCATCCGTTCTTGAAGCAGATTATTTCTTCCACTAATCCAGTTGTTGTTATTTGGCTTGATGCTGAAACACTTGGAGATGGTGGATGGTATCCGATTAAAAACTTAGAAAAAACTCTTGATGGAGAATTACCAACGGTTATTTCAATTGGTTTTATTGTAGAAGAAACTAAATCATACATAGCTTTGGTTGATACAGTAGCCAATGATTGTGTTGGCGTAATCAATAAAATACCTTGGGGAATGATTGTATCAATTGAAAGGTTAATTACAAGTGGCAAAAAAAAGAAGAAGAAAAATACTAAAGGTAGAAAGCGAAGGCGATATGGAGGTCGCAGTAAAAAGAGTAGTTGATCTTGCTTTATCTGATGAGATAAAGAAAACCATAAATCTTTGGTTTCCTACCGGAAGATTTTCTGCTATCTTTTTAGATAATTGTCATGCAGAGATGATGTTAAAGGATGTTCCATTTCAAACAGATATGAACATCAACATTTACATTGAAAAGGAGTAACATGTCTAGAGTTCTTGTTATTGGTGATACCCATTTTCCTGCGGTACACAAAAATTACTTTACTTTTGTTAAAAAGATTAGAGATAAATATAAGTGTAATGAATTTGTTCATATGGGTGATGTTGTAGATCACCATTGTATTTCATTCCACTCAAAGCACCCGGAAAATGAAGGTGCTGTTGTTGAGTACAAAAAGGCAATGAATTACATTAAGCAATGGGAAAAGGAATTTCCTAATCTCAAGGTTTGTATTGGTAATCACGATGAGCGTGTCTTTAGATTGGCATCCAGCGTAGGTATTCCAGATTTTTATCTAAAGACTTATAATGAAGTTTACGGAACTACTAAATGGGAGTGGATGTATGCTCATATTATCGATAGCACTCGCTATCAACACGGTACTGGCTCTTCTTCTCAATATCCAGCTTTTAATACAGCTAAGATGTCCGCGTTTCCAATCGTTATGGGACATCACCATTCTATTGCTGGCATCAATTGGCTTTGTGGTCCTGACCGTCGTATTTTTGGCATGGATGTTGGGTGTGGTGTAGATAAGAATAGATATGAGATGGCCTATGGCAAGAATCTTATTAAGAAGCCTATTATATCTTGTGGTGTTGTAATTGATGGTGTTCCTTATCTTGAACTTATGAATATGTGAGGTAAAACATGGAACAAAAAAGATTTACTGTTCTCACTGAAGAAATGTTTAAGTTTGTTACTCCAAAGTTTACTGTTAGAATGTGGCTTCCACTATCCCAACCATTTAGTGAAGCAGAGCTTTACCCAAGTTATGCTAAACAACCAGATTATACTGTATGCGACGAGTCTTGGATGAGGTCTAATATTGAAAAGTGTATTGAAACTAATTGGAAAGATCTTGGAATGACTGAACTTGGTATGCGTTTGTTATCGGCCTATGAAGCCAATGCTGTTGAAGTTCTTGATAAGGACGGAAATGGAAAAGTTTTCTATAACGACTGGCCCTGATAGTTGGGGCTACTGATAGGTGCTATCAGAAAGGAGGAAAAGTAATGAATACAGGAAATATTGAAAATGGACCAACTGTAACTGGCGTAAGCGTAATTGAGTATCTTTCAAATATTAGTACAGTTCTAACTGGAATTACTAGTAATATTAATGAACAGGTTACTCGTCTTATTGCTGCTCAGTCTGCTGCTACTACAAATATGAATAAGGAGAATTCAAATGAAGTCAACGAAGTTGCCGCCCCTAGTAACTGAAACTCTTGAAGTTAAGTGGAGTAATTTACTGAAGCCAGATACTAACTTTGGCGAAAACTCCGCTAACCATAACATTACCGTTATCGCTGATAAGGGTCTTCAAAAGACTCTTGCTGAAATACTCAAAAAGAGTGGGGCAAAGAAGATTAATGGTATGATTGAAAAAGAGGGCGTTAAGTATGTAAAGTTTAAGAGCAAGACTCATGTTGACAAGGTTAAGTTCCCTTGTGTTGATGCTCTTGCTAAGGAAACAGAAGTTGTTGCTTTTGGTGGAGATAAAGTTCGCCTAAAGCTTCAGCCTATGGTTCTTAGTCGTGATAACTCTCTCAGTCTATATCTTAACGGTGTTCAAATCATCGAAAAGAATAATATTGGTGGCGGTTCCAGCAGTGGATTCGCTCCAGTTGAAGGTGGTTTTGTTGGTGCTGCCAGCAATAAGTCTGCATCCACAGTCGAGACAGAAGAAGTTACAGATGATGATATTCCGTTCTGATGGAATGGAAGTTTGATATATCACCCGTTGCTGCTTCTAGACCTAGGGTTGGTAAGTGGGGAGCTTATTACTCCGGTCCTTACAAAGACTTTAGAGAAGAAGCTTCTGCAAAAGTCTACGAAGTAATTGGAACTGATAGAAAATTACTTAGTGGACCCCTATGCATTACTTTGGAGTTATATGTAAAGCGTCCAAAAAAGACGGCTAGAGATCATCCAAGAGCAGACTTGGATAATTACGCAAAAGCGGTGTTTGATATTTTAAATGGTAAACTATGGGAAGACGATTCGCAGATCGTATCCATGTATGTAACTAAGGAGTGGGCTGAAGTCGGCTCTAGTGGTTACTTCATACTTGGAATAAACAATCCCAAATAAGTGTGTCTTTGGTAGTTTAAGCTAGGAAAACAGTATACATTTACCCCAAGCGTGTATAAAGATGGCGGTGCAAATCCGCCCCAACGATTTAAAGGAGATTAATTATGACTATTGTTGAATATATTGATCATATGGGAAATGACGGGTCTGTTGTTGATGCTGCAAGAGTTTCTTTTGATAAGATCTCTACTCAATATGAAACTGAACAAAACAATAAGCTAATTAATTATTTAGCCAAGCATAATCATTGGAGTCCTTTTGCTCATACATCAATTAAAATGAGATTTAAGGCTCCTGTTTTTATCGCACGACAGTTAGCAAAGCATCAGGTTGGCTTTGCTTGGAATGAAGTTAGCCGTCGTTATGTTGACTATACACCAGATTGTTGGGTTCCAGATAACTTTAGAAGAAGGGCTGCTAATAAGAAGCAAGGTTCAATGGATGAGTTTATTGATAATCCAGAGTTGCTTCTTGATTATAAGAATATGTGCTCCGCTGCCCTAATCATGTACGATAGACTTCTAGAGAGTGGCGTGTGTCCTGAGCAAGCTAGAGCCATTCTGCCGCAGTCTATGTTCACAGAGTGGATTTGGACTGGTTCGTTGTATGCGTGGGCTAGGATGGTTTCCCTGCGATCACACGAAACCGCACAGGCTGAAGTTAGGGAATACGCTACTGCTGTTAGTAATATTTGTTCTAACCTTTTCCCCATGAGTTGGAGGGCACTTAATGAATATCTTCGTGCTTGATAATTGTCCAAGACAAGCTGCTAGATACCTTTGTGATAAGCATGTTGTAAAGATGGTTCTTGAATCTGCTCAAATGTTGTGTACTGTTCATAACGGGGCTGCTCCATATAAAGTTGCACACAAAAACCATCCATGCACTATTTGGACAAGAACAAGTATATCAAACTATAACTGGTTAATTGAACATGGCGAAGAAATTGGTTTTGAATATACCAAGCGTTTTGGTAAGCATCACAAATCCAGTGATGTTATTGAGTGGTGTAAAATTAATAGACCACCTATTCTTGATCTTGGTTTAACTGAGTTTGCTCAGGCTATGCCAGATAAATATAAAAATACTAATGCCGTTCTTGCTTATCGTACCTATTATGTAAATGATAAGAAAGATATTGCTTACTGGAAGAGGACCGAAACGCCGTCATGGTATACGGAGATGTCTAATGGAATCTTGGCTTGAACTTGCTAGAAAAATATCCGAAACTGTTCAGCGTGATCGTGTTCATGTTTCTCTTATAGTCCGTAAGAATAAACTTATTACTGTTGGTACTAATAACTGGAAAACGCACCCAAAGACTGTTGAGCTTGGTTATATGTTACCATATCTTCATTCTGAGTTAGATGCTTTTAGAAAAATGGACGGTAATTTTGATAAGCTTGTTCTTATGAACTATAGATTTAGTAAGACTGGTCATATTGGAATGTCTAAACCATGCAAGTTTTGTATGCCTTGGTGTATCAATTTATTCGATAAAATCTTTTATACCAACGAAGTTGGGGAAATGGTTGAGTTATGAAGATAGGCGAAACTAAAACAATTATGTCTAGATATCAGCAACCAAGAGTATTTACTAAAGTTGCTAGAAACAAGTACATTGTTGATGGACCTTCGGTATATTGTAGAGGAGGGCAAGATAACGACGGTAATTATTATATTGATTATGAGGGCGGTCCTTTTATCTGTACCGGAGATTCAATGTCATTCTTTGTTGGTGGTTCAAAAAAGGAAAAAATTAGTCGTGTTATTGCAATTGAGCCTACACAGGAAGGTTATCTTACTGTAGAAATTACAACATCAATACAAAGCAAGGTATTAAAACTATGAGTGATGATCCTATGAGTTGGGCTTTGTTACAAATTGAAGAACTTGAATCTCGATGCGAGCATCTTGAAACAGATAGGAATAATCTTGCATTAGCAATGGATGTTCTTATCAAAGATCGTGACAGGGTACGAGCCTTGTACTGCAAACAGTTATCTCCCGCAGATCCCCAAAAGGTTGCTGAAAAGTGGGGGTGGGATTGTTTTGATAATGGTAAAAATGCATGGTTACTTCCAGAATCAAAGTGTAAAAAGTGTATGGATAAATTAGCAGAGTTAGATGAGGAGCTTGGTCTTAATGAATAATAGTACATTTACTGGTAAGCGTAGCAGGTGTCCAAGATGTTCTGCTTCTGGTAACGACCATAAGGGCGACAATCTTGTAGAATATACAGATCACTTTTACTGTTTTGCTTGTCAATACTATGAAGGAAAGGATGGAGTAACTAGACCTATGGAACAAGAAACTTCTTTTACTCAGGTTACAGACTTTAAGCCAATTAAAGGAACTGTAGTCCCTCTTACTCATCGTAATATTGATGATAAGACTTGTCGTTTGTATGGCTATGAGTCCGCCAAGGTAAATGGTAAGGATGTAGAAATCTCAAACTATTATAGATCAGGTGAACTTGTTGCACAACACTTACGAGGGCCAAACAAGCAATTTTACTGGAAGGGTAACAGTAAGAATGTAGAGCTATTTGGTCAGCATCTTTGGAAGACTGGCGGTAAGCGTATTATTGTAACTGAGGGTGAGATTGATTGTATGACAATTAATCAACTACTTGGTGGCACTTGGCCTGTTGTATCCATCCCTAATGGTGCTCAATCTGCTGTTAAGGCTATCAAGGATAACTATGAATTCCTTTGCTCTTACAATGAGATTGTGCTTTGCTTCGATAATGATGAACCCGGCAGAACTGCTACTAAGCAAGCGGCTGAAATACTACCGCCCGGTAAGTGTAAGATTGCGAAGCTTCCATTCAAAGATGCTAATGAATGTTTAATGAACAACAACGGTAAAGCTGTTGTATCCGCTGTATGGGAAGCACAAATGTATTCTCCAGATGAGATTTTACATGTTTCATCTATTGCTGATGATGGAGAAGATATTGCTAATGTAAGAGTTTATCCATTCCCATTCGATAGCCTTAGCGAGTTTCTTATTGGTCAAAGATCAGGTGAAATTAGTCTTTGGGCTAGTGGTACTGGTAGTGGTAAGTCTACCATTCTTCGTGAGCTAATTCTTCACCATCTTGAAGAAGGTAGATCAGTTGGTGCTATTATGCTTGAGGAATCTCCACAAGAAACAATGGATGATATGATTAGTCTCATACTAAATAAACCAGTACGGGCTATTCGTGCTTGTCGTATGATGAATGATCTTCGTAATAAGCTTGGTAAGAACCCAATCAACATGGACTTTATTGACGATCTTTCTGATGAAGAGTATGCAGGAGCAAAGCGTAAGCTTAGTGGTACTAACTTCTTTATCTATGATCATCTTGGTAATAATGCAATGCAGAACCTACTAGCACGCATGGAATACATGGCCGTTAGTCTTAAGGTTGATGTTATTGTTCTTGACCATATTACTGCTGCCGCTGCTGGTCTTATCGGCATGCATGATAAAGATGTTGATGGTGGTAACTCAGAGCGTATTATTATTGATACACTTATGAAGGAACTACGATCTATTGCTGTTCGTACAGGTGTTCATATTGATATTGTATCTCAGCTAAAGAAGACAGAAAAAGCATATGAAGAAGGTGACAGAATTACACTACAGGATCTTCGTGGTTCTGGTGCTCTATCTTCTGTACCAAATACTGTTATTGCTCTAGAGCGTGATCGTCAAAATCCTGATGAAACTATTGCCAATACTACAATGATTCGTGTTCTTAAAAATCGTCTTACTGGTAGGGCTGGTATTGCTACTGCATTGTATTACGATAGAAAAACGGGTAGACTTAGGGAAGTTGGTTTTGCAATAGATGATGGTGGTCAAGTTGTATTTGATCCTAATAATGTAACTCAAACACAAGGAGTTTAAGATGGCAATAGTTGATATTGTATTTGGTCTTGCTTGGGGGGATGAGGGTAAAGGTAAGGTTGTATCTGGTTATTGTCAAAAGTTTCCTTACAAGTATGTATGCCGTTGGAATGGTGGACCAAATGCAGGTCATACTGTATATGTAAACGGTAATAAATATAAGACACACCAAATTCCTAGTGGTATTTTTCACGATAAAGAATGTATCATTGGTCCTAATTGTGTTATTGATTACTTTAAACTTCAGAAAGAAATTAGATATCTAGAAAATGCTGGATTTAATCCAATGAAAAAACTTTGGATTCACCCACACGCTAGTTTTATTACACCAGAAAACATTCGTTATGATGAGATGTATCTTCATAAAGAACTAGGAACTACTGGTTGTGGTATTGCTCCTTGTTATTCAGATAAGGCGTTACGAAAGTCTGCGTTAGCAAAGAATTTTCTAAAGGTTGTTGAGATGGAGAATTTACTATGGCCTGAAGATAGAGAATTCTGCGGTAGTGATAGACTTCTTTGTGAGGGTGCTCAGGGTATGTGGCTAGACATCAATCAAGGTAATCCACCGTATACAACAAGTTCAGAGACTTTACCTTATTCGGCTTGCTCTCTTGGTTTTTCTTTTAGAGATATTGGAGAGGTTGTCGGTGTTGCAAAGATGTATGATACTAGATCTGGAAACGATCCACGATTTCCTGAGTCTTTCTTAAGTTGTCCTGAACGCTCAAAGATTGGGGCTATAGGTAAGGAATACGGCACTACTACTGGTCGCCAGCGTAAGGTTGATTTTCTAGATTTAAATAGACTTTTAAAGGCTATTTATATGAGCGGTACTACAACAGTTATTCTTAATAAAGGCGATGTTCTTGATGAATGCGGTATCTTCAAACTTTACTATGGAATGCCCGGTGATACTGTAACATTCAATACTCTTGAAGAAATGCAAGACTTTATTAGAGCGCAGATTGATAATGCTACTTGGGTTGATGAAAGTTGTGTCTATTTTTCTAATAGCCCAGAAACAATTCCACAGGAGATCGTATGAAAGTAGAAGAAGATATTAAATTAGATTTTCGTGATGTTCTAATTAGACCAAAGCGTTCTACCTTAAGAAGTAGAAGCGAAGTGTCTATGTTAAGAACATTTAAGTTTAGTCTACCATCAGGTCTTATGCAATGGACTGGAGTTCCTATTGTTGCTAGTAATATGGATACTATTGGTAATTGGGATGTTGCTACAGAGCTTGCTGGTTTTGACTCACTAACTGCAATACACAAATACTATAGTGTAGATGAATGGAAAAAAGCAAATATTATTGCTGGTAATCTTTCGGATAATATAGTATATACGATGGGAATGGGTAAAGATAACTTTGCTGAGATTGATAAGGCTCAACAAATTATTAATCTATACCCAAGCATCCGATTTATTTGTATTGATGTTGCTAATGGTTATACTGAAAAGTTTGTAAAGTATGTGTCAACAGTGCGGGGTTTATTTCCTAACCAAGCAATTATTGCTGGTAATGTTGTATCACGCGAAATGACTGAAGCTTTATTGTTAGCTGGTGCTAATATTATCAAGATTGGTATTGGCCCCGGTTCTGTGTGTACAACTAGAAAGATTGCTGGTGTTGGATATCCGCAGCTATCGTGTATCATGGAGTGTGCTGATGCCGCACACGGACTTAATGGATATGTTCTCTCAGACGGTGGATGTACTTGTCCGGGCGATGTATCCAAGGCATTTGGAGCGGGTGCAGATTTTGTTATGATTGGTGGTATGTTTGCTGGTACTAATGAAGCGTCTGGTGAGGATGTATATAACGAAAGTGATACAATTACCCACAAGAGGTTTTATGGAATGTCATCAGATACGGCTATGGAAAAGTATTCTGGAGGTGTGGCTACCTACAGAGCATCGGAAGGTAAGACCGTAGATGTTCCATATACTGGCCCAATATCAGAAGTAATGAAGTCCATTCTAGGTGGTGTAAGATCAGCGTGTACTTATGTTGGTGCTGATAAACTAAAAGATCTACCTAAGAGAACTACATTCGTTAGAGTTAATAGACAGCTTAATGATTTCTTTGAATAAGGAGTAGCCTATGAGACTAGTACTTGATGTTGAAGCTAATGGATTAAATGAAGTTGCTATTGATGGTAACAAAATTACTCCAGAAGCTACTATTATTCACTGTGCTGTAGCACACGATCTTGACTCAGGTACTACTTATAAGTTTACTCCAGAAAATATTGTGACCCTACCAAGTCTTTTAAATAAAGCATCCCTAATAATCGGTCATAATATTTTCTTTGATATTTCTGCTATTCGTAAGATTCTTGGTAACTTTAAGTGTACTAAATATCACGATACATTAATCATATCAAAGCTAATGTATCCAGATATTAATAATCATCCTCTTGGAGATAACTCATTACAATCTTGGGGTAAATTCCTTAAGAATGATAAAATTGATTATAAAGGAGGGTGGGAAAAGTTTAGTGATGAGATGTTAGTATACTGTACTCAGGATGTTATGCTTACGGCAGATATCTTTCGCTATCAACAATCTGTCTGTCAAGTCCCAGAGCGAGTAATTAAGTTTGAACACCTAGTATCTAAAATACTTTCTGAACAAACCTTTACTGGTTTTGGTTATGATGCTGCTGGCGGCGACCGCCTAATCGGAGATCTTCTTATTGAGAAGGCTCAGATCGAAGATGAGATGCGAACTATCTTTCCAGACAAAGTTGAAGAAAGATGGTCAACCAAAACAGGTAAGCGTCTTAAGGATAAAATTGAAGTTTTTAATCCCGGTAGCCGTCAGCAAATCGCAAGTAGATTGTTTGATAAGTATGGGTGGGAAGCCCCCCTTACAGATAAAGGTAATCCCAAGGTTGATGAATCAGTTTTGTCTAAACTGGATTATCCCGAAGCAAAAAAGCTAGTTCAATATTTTGATTGTATTAAATTAATGGGTCAGGTTGAGGATTGGAACACAAGAATCCAACACTCTAGGGACGGTCGTGTTCACGGGCTTGTAAACGCACAGGGAGCCGCTACAGGGCGTTGCACCCATAGCCAGCCTAACATGGCTCAGGTTAGTAAAGACAAGCGTGCTAGGGCTTTATTCTGCCCCCTAGAGCCGGAGCATGTATTAGTAGGCTCAGACTTACAAGGTCTTGAATTAAGAATGCTATCCCATTTTATGGCTAAATACGACAACGGTAAGTATGGTGATAAGATTCTTAATGATGATATTCACACTTACAATCAAAAAGCAGCCGGTCTTCCTAATAGAGATGCAGCCAAAACCTTTATCTATGCCTACTGCTATGGTGCTGGTGATGAAAAGTTAGGTAAAATTATCGGCGGTAATCGTAATGCTGGTAGTCAAATTAGAGCTAAGTTTCAAAAAGAAATTCCTGCACTAGACCGTGTTCAGCAAGAAGTTAAGTTTTCTGTTACCAAAATTAAAGGTGTTCAATTACCAGATGGAAGAATTGTTCCTGTTAGATCCGAACACGCAGCATTAAATACACTATTACAAGGATCTGGTGCTATTGTTAGTAAATTGTGGATGTGTATTGCTTATGTAAATCTTAAGAAAAAGTTTGGCGATAAAGTTAAACAGGTTGCTTATGTACACGATGAATTACAATATTCATGTCATAAAGATATTGCAGATGAGGTTGGTAAAACTGTAACTGCTGCTGCTACCGAAGCTGGCCAAAAGTTGGGGCTTAAGATACGGATTGATGCAAACTATTCTATTGGATCTAATTGGAGTGAGACTCATTAAGGATTTCTATGAAAGCGGAGATATACCTTGCATTTTATGACAATTCAAAAGGACTTGGATGGTGGAGAACTTTACTCATTAAATCGAGCACCTTCTCTAGAGTCAATCATGTTGGAATTATTTTTGATCTTCCTTTTTCTAGTCTCTCTCCGATGGTGGTGGATGGAGAGCGATGTAGATTAATTACAGAATATATGTTAGAAAAAAGAGGTGCTAAGTTATTATATAAAAAGTTTATGGGGACTAAAGAAATATGTTTAGAACAAATTAAACATATAACTGATACACAAAAGATATCAACTTGGTATAAAGTGTTGTTATGGTATTTAGTTGGGAGATGGCTTGGTTTTAAAGTTAATCATTGTGGTACTTTAGCCCAAAACTGGCTTAATAAAAATCTTGGTTATAACTATAAGATGGGTCATATCCCCCATCGTTTTCTTGAGGAGGTAAGAAATGATTACAGTTATTATAGGCGGTAAAGGACGAGTTGGTAAGACAACCGTAGCTAATATTATTGCTGAGTTTGCATTAGAAAATAATCTTACCCCCAAGATTGTTCCTTTTGCTCATGGTATTAAAGAAGCCGCAAAAGCAAAGGGACTTACTAAGGATAGTAATCCAGCCGAATATCGAAACTTTTGCCAAACACTAGGCGAATCCATGCGGGTTAAAAACCCAGATCATTGGGTAAATGAATGGAAGAAGCGTGTAAAAGAAATTGAAAAAGAAGAAACAAACGATCTATTACTAAATGCCGAGTTTTGGAAAGAGAGAATTATTATTGTAGATGACTGTCGTTATGTAAATGAGGTTGCAGCAGCTAGAGACTTAAACGCTGTATCTATTTTTGTCAAGCAGGGTAAAAGACGAATTATTGATGAAGATGCTGAGTGGAGAATGCACCCAAGCGAAGAACTAGCAAACCATATTGAGGCTGGAAATAAAGACTATCTAGAGATGTTTAAATATACAGTTACCAACGATAGTACTTTAAATGCATTAAAAAATCATTGTCTAGCTAATATGAATAAGTGGTTAGGGTTAACTATTAACTTTTCAGAAAATCAAGATGAGTGTGGGTGTGAACTATGTACCGCTAGACGAGAAGATAGAGATCCAGATCCAGAAAAAATCATAAATGAACTTATGGATATTCTGGAAAAAGCTTTAGAAGAAGAGGATGAAAAAAATGAAGGCAATTCTTGATGGAGATATTTTAGCTTATCGTATTGCCTTTAGAGCTGATTCTGAAGGTATTGAGGATGTAGAGGACTGGGTTAAAGATGCCATAGTAAAGTGGACACCCCCAAAGGTGACTGAAGTATTAGTCGCTTTTTCTTGTCCTAGATCAAAAAACTTTAGAAGAAAGTTATGGGACTCTTATAAAGCCCACAGGGATACTGGAAAACAAAGCCCTGAATGTAGGCTTGAAGTAGAAGATGTCCTGAAAGAGGAGTGCCAACACTTTGTGTGTGGTAATCAAATTGAGGCAGATGATTTCATGGGGATAGCTGCCTCAAGCCCCTCTAGAAGCTGTATAGCGGTCACAATCGACAAGGATCTTCGCAGTGTACCGGGATGGCATTGGAACCCGGATAAGGAGCTAGAGCCAGTCCTAGTATCTGAAGAAGAAGCCGATAGAAACTTCCATATCCAATGGCTTACCGGAGATACGACCGATAATATTCCGGGTATATGGAAAATGGGTCCAGCCAAAGCAAATAAATTAATAGATAGTGTATCTAAATCAGATTGGACTCAAGCGGTTTTGGCTACATATGAACAAGCTAAAGATAGAAATAAAGAAAAATATACCTATGATTATTGTTTAGCTATGGCTAGATGTGTAAGAATCCTAAGATGTGGGGATGTTTCAGAGAAGAAAATAACATCAAAAGATATTGATAAAGAAATTAAACTATGGACTCCCAATTGTTGGAGCTAATAGATATTTTCAGAAAGGGTTAAGCAATGTTTAATACAATACATTACTATATTTACTTAATGCGGACTAAAATAACCGCTTTGAAGACAAGATTGCTAGGGGGTCTAAAGAAAAAGAAAAAGAAAAAACACCCCAATACAGTAAACATTGTTTCAAGATATACCCCTAAACAAAAAACAGAGGGTTCGGCTGGTTTTGACCTAATTGCTAACCTGTCTTCAAACAACCTTTTATTTAGGGCCGGAGAAACACACCTAGTTCCTACAGGAGTTTCAATAGAAATTCCTAAGGGTAAAGTAGGTCTTTTATTCATTAGATCCGGCCTATCTGTTGAATCTCCACTTGGTTTAACAAATGGCGTTGGAGTAATTGACTCAGATTATAGGGGAGAAATTTTAGTTCCCCTTAGAAACTTTTCTTCGTCAAAACGACATACTTTACTTAATGGTGATAGAATAGCCCAATTGGTTATATTAGATTATTTTTCACCTTTTTTAAAGCATGTTTATAGTTTAAACGATACAATAAGAAGTAGTGGTGGCTTTGGATCAACAGGAAAAAACTAAATGAATACATTTCAAAACTTTATTGCACTAAGTCGTTATAGTCGTTGGATTGAGTCAGAGAATCGTAGAGAAACTTGGTCAGAAACAGTAGACCGTTGGTGGGATTACTTTACAAGCAAAGCACCACAATTAGCAACTAGACCAGATATTAAAGATGCTATTTTAAATCTACAAGTATTACCAAGTATGCGCGGTCTTATGACTGCTGGACCAGCACTAGATAGAGATCACACTGCTTTATATAACTGTTCTTACTTAGATATTGATTCAGCAAGATCATTCAGTACTCTTATGTATATTCTTATGTGTGGTACTGGTGTAGGATATTCTGTTGAACATCGTTGTACAGAAAAACTACCAGTAGTTCCTAATAAAATTGAAAAGAATTTTAATAAGATTATTGAAGTACCTGATTCAAGAGAAGGTTGGTGTGATTCTTTATTTGATCTAATATGCAACCTATATGAGGGTGTTCATCCAAAATGGGATACTAGCAGAGTAAGACCAGCAGGTGCTAAACTAAAGACATTTGGTGGTCGTGCAAGTGGTCCCGGTCCCTTGGAAGAAGTATTTAGATTTGTCACACAAACATTCTATGCTGCAAAAGGTCGTAAATTAACAGCATTAGAATGTCACGATATTTGTTGTAAGATTGCTCAATCAGTTATTGTTGGTGGTGTTCGTAGGTCTGCTATGATTTCACTTTCAGACCTATCTGATCGTGAGATGGCCAAGTGTAAAAGCGGTTCTTGGTGGGCATCTAGTGGTCATAGAGCACTTGCTAATAACTCAGCAATCTATCAGAATCGTCCACCCCTTGGTCAGTTCCTTGAGGAATGGACTGAATTGTATAACTCTCACTCAGGAGAACGAGGAATATGCAATCGTCACGCGATGAAAATAATAGCGGAAAAGTCTGGAAGAAGAAGCGACATAGAGTATGGTACAAACCCATGTTCAGAAATAATTCTCAGGCCGAATCAATTCTGCAATCTCAGTACGATTGTCTTAAGACAAGAGGATACAATAACCACAATCAAAAAGAAAATTGAAATGGCTACTATTATTGGTACTATCCAAAGTATGTTTACCCACTTCCCATATCTTTCTGAAGATTGGGCAAACAACTGTAAAGAAGAAAGACTACTTGGAGTATCAATGACTGGTATCTTTGATAACTCTCTTATGAATGGCTCCAAGGGAATGGGTAAGCTTGCTCATGCTCTAGAGTCTCTTAGAGAACATGCTGTAAAAATAAATCTTGAGTGGTCCGAAAAACTGGGAATTAATCCAAGTAAATCAATTACATGTATTAAGCCAGAAGGAACAACAAGCTGTCTTGCTGATTCATCTAGCGGTCTACACCCAAGATACTCTCACTTCTATTATAGACGGGTACGGATTGATAAGAAAGATCCTATGTATCAGTTTATGAAAGATGCTGGAGTTCCTTGTGAAGATTGTGTAATGAATCCAGATTCAACTGGTATCTTTACATTTGCTCAGAAAGCTCCTGAAGATTCTATTACACAAAAAAATCTTAGAGCTTTAGATCATCTTGAACTATGGCATACATATCAGCAATCATACTGCCACCACAAACCATCAATTACAGTCTCTTATGGAGATGATGAATTTCTAGCTATAGGACAATGGGTATATGAAAACTTTAATGAAATTTCTGGTATCTCGTTTTTACCAAAGTCTGATCATGTTTATGCTCAGGCTCCATTTGAAGAGATTGATGCTAGAACATACAACCTATATCCAAAAGTAGATGTGGATTGGTCGTTGTTACAGGAATACGAAAAGACAGATTCAACTAAGTCTTCTCATGCTATGGCCTGTACTGCTGGTGCTTGTGAAATTGTAGATTTATCATAAGGAATTAATATGTATTCAAGAGAACAAATGTCAACAAGACTTAAACTAGGAACAACTTTATCAACCCCAGAATTAGCTTTAGTAGTTAAAACGCTTTTTGAAAAGGTTGAAGAATTACAAACAGAAATTAATAATTTAAAGAACCTACATAATGAATCAATTTCCACAAATAAGCGAGGAACTGGTACTGATACTGGAAAAAATATACAAGCCTCTTCCATACAGTCAGGATTTAAGCTCTGAGGATTTTACTAGGGAATCTGCGTTTGCTGCTGGTCAACTAGATGTTGTACAAAAGTTAAGATTGGCTTATGAAAAGCAGAAAAAGGAGAGATTTAATGTCTAATTTTAATTCCTCATATTTAGCTGATCTAATTAAGAGAGCACAAGTAATTAGAGAACAGCAACAACAAAGAGAGTCATTATTAGCAAGGCAACAAACCATAACATCTAGATTAAAACCTACCCAAGTTACTCCTACCGCTATTAGGCCAAGACAAAGAGTAATGGGTGAACCTGATACCGTAATTAGACAAAGACGAGATGAAATAGCTCCATTAATTAAACAAGCAGAATCTTTTCAGGTAGCTAAAAAACCAACAAAAGAAGTGTTGGGTGCTTTTGAATTCTTTGGACAACAATCAAAAACAAATCAACAAAACATTTCATCTCCCCTTGTTGAAACAAAAAAACAAATAGAAACATTACAAAGAGTTCAAGAATTAAGTTCTTCCATATCTCAAATACTACCAAAAACTGGAATGAGAAGAGGAACTGGTACAACAAGACAACCAAGAACACCTCAAATACAAGATAAATTAAAATCACTTCAAGAAGAAGAAGCTAATTTATTAAAACAACTTAATATTAAATCTGCTTTTGATGTTAGACCTAAGTTAGAATCACTTAGAGTAAGACAGTCAAGACTGGAAGAGCTTAATAAGCTATATGGCGTTTCTGGTTCTGGTTTATCTTCATTACAAACCGAATTAGATAAGTTCTATAAAGCTAACAACAAACTACAGGTATCAGAAGATATATTATCAATGGCTGATTTAAAAGGTTGGAATACTTTGAAAGCCGAATATGAAAAAAATATATCTCTTAGAAATACTTATCAACAAAAATATTTAAAATCTGGTTCTAAGTTTGATAAAGATTGGTTCGAAACATATAATAAAGCTGTTTTAGACACAGCCAAAAACATGTCTTCTGAACTACCAAAAATACTTAGATCAGCAGAAACTTCATTAACTGCCGCCAGAGGTACAAAAGAAGCTACATTAGGTTCTCTACAGGCAATTCAAAAATCACTAAGACCAGTGGATGTTGTTCAACAAAAAGAAAGAGTAACAATCAAAGAAGCAATGGTATCCCCTAGAGAACAGGCTGTTGCAAGAGCTGGTATGGTATCTAAATTTGATCGTACGATTAAAAAAACGCCTCAGTTTAAGGCAAGACCAATTTAAGGAGAATTATTATGGGTGGAGCACCTACAATATCCGGCGGTATGACTCAGGCTGAATATCAAGAGTTATTAGCCGAACAAAGAAAATATGCTGACCAAGCTGAAAAAGAAAGAATGTCAAAAATTGAGCAGATGGAAAAAGAAAGAATTTCCGCAGAAAAGGAACTTTTAGAGGCTCAAAAATTAGCAGAAGCCGAAAAAATTGCATCGCAGCAGGCTGCTGAAGCTGAACTAGCGGAAGAAATTAAAGCTGTTTCTGAAGAAGAAGAAACAGATCAAACAAGGCTTAGTTCAGGTTTTTATGATAGTTTATACAGAGGATTATCTTCTAATCAATCAAGACCAGAGTGAGGTAAATAATGGCAGAACAAACCTTAGCCGAAAGATTTAGACTACTGGATGGGCGAAGACAGTACCGAATCGAATTAGCCAGAAAATGCTCTAGTCTAACAATCCCATCTGTTCTGCCACCAAGAGGATGGTCAGAAGATGCTGCATTACCACAACCATATTCTTCTGTAGCAAGCAGAGGTGTTACTGCGATGGCAAGTAGAATGCTATCAGCCCTTATGCCTCTAAATGATACACCATTTTTTAAGTTTGGTCTTAAGAATGGTGCAGAACCAACACCAGAAATAAAAGCTTATTTAGAAACTCTTAGTTATCAAGTGTATAATAAAGTTGTTTCTCAAAATTTAAGAGAAAACATATTTCAAGCTCTTCAACATTTAATTATTGTTGGAGATGTATTAGTTGTTATGGACGATAATTTTTCTTTTAAAAACCTAAGAATAGATCAATATGTCTTACAAAGAAATGTTCAAGGTAAGGTAATTGAAATAATTCATCTAGAATATTATCCAATCGAACCAGAGGGAGAAGTTGATCTTCTTGGTGAAGGTATCGGGATGGAAACAAGAGTTGGCTATAATACTATTTATTGTCAATATAAACTAGGTGAAGATGAAAAAACTTGGTTTGCTAGAAAAGAAGACGAAGAAGGTGAATTAATTATGGAAGGAGAATATTCTATTCTTCCAATTATTCCCTTAAGATGGTATGGTATTGTTGGTGAAAATTATGGAAGATCCCATTGTGAAGATATTTTAGGTGATCTTTCAACACTAGAAAACTATACACAATCCCATATTGAGGGGATGGCTGCATCTTCTACATTCTGGATTGGAGTAGATCCAAGTGGTCTTACTGAAATTGACGATATTTCATCCGCAAATAACGGTACTTTTATACCAGCAAGAACAAATGATGTCTTTTGTTTAAGCCCGTCCCAAACACTAAATCCACAAATTCAGGCTACTTCAGCTGCCGTTGATGGAATGCGTAAAGAAGTATCTGATGCATTCTTAATGACAAGAGGAGCATTACCAACTGGTGATCGCGTAACCGCTACAGCCGTTAGAATGATTGGTTCTGAATTAGAAACAGTTCTTGGTGGAGCCTTCTCAGCGATTGCCAGAGATTTAATGGAACCAATTATTAAACGAACTGTATTCGTAATGCTTAATAATGGTGACATGGATGATAGAATGTATGAACAATTTTTTGATAAAGACGGTACTTTAAATATAGAAATTGTAACAGGATTACAAGCTCTTAGTAGAGACTCAGATTTACAGAAGTTAATGCAAATGGGTGAAATGGTAAGAAACCTTCCACCACAAGCCCTACAAACATTTAAATGGGATTCATATGCAAAGGCTTTAATTTCATCTCTTGGTTTTGATCCAAGAATGTGGGTAAAATCTGAAGAGCAGATAATGCAAGAACAACAGATAGCTCAACAGCAAGCAATGGCTATGCAGATGCAGCAGCAGGCTGGACAAGCCATAAGCAACGGAGTCGTTAATACCGCCACCCAAGCTGCCCAACAGGATCTTCAGGCTACTGGAGGTCAGGGAATTGCTCAAGTAGCTCAACAGGCTGGAATTGATCTATCACAACTAGGGTTACAATAATGAAAAAATTAGATAAAAAATCAATGCCATGTAATAAACCACGCAAATCTCCAAAAGCAGGTAAAAAGCGTGTTGTAAAAGCTTGTGCAAACGGTAAAGAAAAGATTATTCATTTTGGAGCAACTGGTTATGGTCATAATTATTCTCCAGCGGCTAGAAAATCTTTTAAAGCTAGACACAAATGTTCTAGTGCAACCAATAAACTAACAGCAAAATATTGGGCTTGTAAGAATCTATGGGCTGGTCCTAGTGGTTCTAAAGCCAGCTGCCCAAAGGGTAGAAAGTGTAAAAAATAATGCCGTTTAAATCAAAACAACAAGCTAAATTTATGTTTGCTAGACACCCTAAGATGGCTAAGAAATGGGCTAGTAAAACTAAATCAATTAAAAAATTACCAAAGTACGCTAAAAAAAGAAAAAAGAAATGAAGACTAAATTTAAATGCGCATGCGGAACAACAACAAGGATGACGGGGAAGAACGCAGAATCAAAGAAAAATATGAAAGCTTCATCAAAGATGAAGAATTCATCAAAGCGTTAAAAAAAATTAGAATGCAATATGGTGAATTACTAAAAAAACTAAAGGATGGTAAAATATGAGTAATGTTTTTAAAGGTTTTGTTGAAGATGAAAAATACTTTATTTTACCTGTTTGCAATCTTGATATTACAGATAATGAGTTGGAAGATATTTTTGGTATTGATATTGCTCCAACAGGATTTAGACCGAGAGGGACAACTCAGGCTAATACAGAAAACTCACTTTATAAGAATGTTAAAACAATTTCTTTTGCAAGTATTGTAAGAAAATTAGAAATTGATTATATTTCTTTTTCAGGAAATTCACTAAGTCACCAAACTCTTGATTATGATTACTCAAAAGAATTAATGATAAATTTAATATATAACCACCCAACAAACAGTAATTTTAATATCTACCCAAATTTAACAACTAGTTACTTCAAATACACTGTTCAAACAAGAGTTGTTAACGGTAAAAGATACCCAATAGATATTAAAACCATTGATCAATTGGTAGATGTTTTTGTAACAACAACTGTTCAATCTAGTTCTGTTGATAGAATTAATAAAGCTGTTCCATTTAACATAACTTTTTGGAAAAAGTTTTATAAATCTGATATAAAAAATAAAGACTCATTTTTGATAGACGGAAAACTACCCGGTGGTGTTAACCCCGCTCAATTACCAGCCCCATAAAGGATTTAAAATGTCAAATTATTTTCAAGCATTAGTTCAAAATCAACAACAATATGTAATACCAGTTTGTAACTTATTACCATATAATGATGGTAGTTCATATCCGGGTGGTATTAGAGGAAATGTAGCTGGAACAAATACACTACCAACTACTGGTTTAGTTATTCCTGATTATGTAAAAAAATTAGATATAGATTATATTTCATTTAGTGCTTCTCCAGAAAGCAATACACAACTACCCGCAAATGTAGTTGGTTGTTATATTGTATACGATACAGGGTATGGTGCGGGTACTGTTTTTAATGTTATACAACAATCAACAGAAAGTTTATTAGAACTGGTAGACCCAACAGAATATAAAGTTGAGATTAGGGTTCCTGTGTCAGAATTAATACCAATTGATATTAAATGTATTAAAAGAATTGACCCCTCTCCATCAGCAGCAAATACAAACTATATTGCAGCACCATCTAATATTACATTATGGAAAAGATTTTTTACATCAACATCAGATAATAAAAATATACTTACAACCAATAGTTTACCACAAGGTCCAAATGCGGTAGTCTAATATGAAAACTAAAAGAAACTATAAAAAAGAATATGCTAAATATCACGGTACTGCTGCTTATCGTAAGCGTAGATCTCAAAGAGTTCTTGCTAGACGAAAGCTAGAAAAACTAGGCCGTGTTCGTAAGGGTGATGGCAAAGATGTCGATCACAGAAGAGCGTTATCTAAAGGCGGTACTAATAATCTAAAAAATCTTAGAGTAGTATCCCGACGCACAAATCGTCGTAAAGACAATAACTAAGGAGTGTGTATGACAGAAGAAACCAACGAGACTCAGCAATTTGAATATCAACAACCAGCCGCTACAAGCGAGGCTGATATCCAAATTAAACAAGCTGAACAATCTCCAGTCTCTAGTCAAGAAGATATGGTTAATGCTAGAGAGAGAAAAGCATTTGAAATCTATGTTCAAAACCAAGGAATTGAAATTCCAAAAAACTTTAAAGATGCGGGTGCTTATTTTGACTCTCTAAAGAATGCTCAAAAGGAATATACTAAGGCTCGTCAGGAAATTGCAACATTAAAGAAAACATATGAAAAGGATGGTTCTATAAATCCAGCATATGAAGAACCTAATGTTGAATCTGAAGAACCAGTAGTTGAGCAACCAAAGGTAAATATTCCAGAAGAACTTAGAATTCCTGAAATTAAAAAGGAAGAAGCTAAGACACCAGAACCAGTTAAATCAACAATCTCAGATGAAGATTGGTCTAAATGGTCTATGGAAGTTGCTATTAGCAACAAACTATCAGAAGAAACCATTTCAGAAATTAAAACTAAGACTGGTTTTTCTGATCGTATGATTACAGATTATGTCGAGGGACAGAGAGCACGGTCCCGTGAAGCCTTTGGTAAGGCTGCTGAAATTGTAGGTAGTAAGGAGCAGTTGACATCTATCTTTGCTTGGGCGGCAAAGACAATGACTCCTGCACAGCAAGCAGAAATTAATGCAACACTAGCTAGCCCAAGTTGGGAAGTTGCATTACTTGGTCTGCAAGCTAAATATGATAAAGCTACAGCAGGTTCAGCCAAGGGTAAAGAGATGCCTAAGGGTAAACAGCAGGTCAATGTGGCCTCTACTAAGGCTCCTCTACAGCCCTATAAGACAAAGCGTGAGTTCTATGCCGATAGAGGGAACCCAAGATACAATAGTGATCCTAAATTCCGTCAGGCAGTAGAACAGCGTGTAATGATGACGGATATAACCCGTCTTCCAAACTAAGCTAAGTTATTGATGCAAATCCCCCATTATGGTAATGGATGGCTAAATAACAAAGCAAACATTAAGTAGACTCCATTAGGAAAAATCTAATAATGTTAGTTTAAGATTTGTCACTATATTGTTTTACTTTTTTACTAATTAAACTTAAACTAATAGGAGTATATAATTATGGCATTTACAGGTGATAATATTGCAGCAGCAGATTTTGCACTCGTTCGTACCGGAGCAGGCGATGCACCCGCAGGTTCTAATCCAAACAAGCTTTGGCTACCTCTTTGGTCTGGTGAAGTAATTCATGCTTACGATCAGTACAATGTTTTTGAAAACCTAATTACTACTAAAAGCTTAACTGGTGGATTCTCATGGGAATTCCCAGTTACCGGAACTATTGCTCTTATGCCAGCATGGGATGCGGGTGACGAACTTGGTGGCGGTAGCTCAACCAGTACTAGCTTCAAGGTAAATCTTGATAAGCGACCAATGGCTGCTCACTTTGAAACTGACAATGTAGACGCTCTAGTAACCCAATGGGATTACCGTAGCGAACTAGCTCGTCAGGCTGGTCAAACCCTCGCTAATAACAGAGATCGTCAAATTGCAGTATCTATTCTAGCTGCTTGTGCAGTAGATCCACTCTCCAACGATCCTCGCGGCGCACTTAATTTTCCACCTCCAGTAGAAGTTTCAGCAGCTGCTGCTTCTAATGTAACTGAAGACGCTGCGCTTAAGATTCTTAAGGCTATTGAAGAGTACTTTGTATTCATGCAAGAAAATGATTACCCAACTAATAGTGTTTATTGCGTAGTCACTCCAAAGGTATTCCAGACTATTCGTAGTCTTGGTATTACCAGAACAACAGGAGAAACCAACGCATTCGTCAAGTATCCACTATTTGGTGGTGGCGAAGAAGCTGGTAGACTTGGTGGTCCTCTAGCTATGGGTATGAATAGCCTAAATGATACTCTTGAATATATGGGTTGCCGTATTATCAAGAGCAATCACTTGCCAACAACTGATTATTCTTCTGCTAACATTGGTAGCAGCAAGTATAATATCAATGCAAGCACAATTAAGCTACACGGTATGATCTTCCAGCCAGAAGCAGTTGCTGGTCTATCACTAATGGGTATGAAGGTTGACACCGTACAGGATGTCCGTCGAAATACTCAGTTTACCGTAGCTAGCATGATGAAGGGTACTGGTATTCTTCGTCCAGAACTATGTCAGGCTCTAGTTGGTTACACCAATGGTGTATTCACCGATGATGCACCAACAAGAGTTGAACTAGATGCAGCTCTAGGTGCTAACTACAATGCTTGGGAAACCGAGTACGCAGTTGCCTGATAATGATTAATCTTACTGTTAATATCGTTTATTTAGTTAAACAAGATTGACAGGAGGTGATCTAATATCTACCCCCGGCTCCCTTAAGTGGGAGTCGGGTGGTTTTTTTCTAAGGAGGCTATATGGGCTTTATAACCAAGCTACAAGCAATTAATCAAATGTTATTGGCTGCTGGTGAGTCTCCAGTAGCCGACCTATTAGGTAACTCTGGTATTGATACTAGCGTTGCAGAAACAATATTAGAACAAGCTAGCTTAGACTTTCAGTTAAGAGGTCTTGCTAATAATAAAATAATAAGAAAATTAAACCCTGATTTAAACGGTAAAATATATTTTCAAGTGGGATCAGATGCGGATGAAGAGGGTATTATTTCTGCTGATTTAATGTCATTACATTTTAACTCAAACAACGAGCCAATTATTGCTAAAGTTTACAACGATGGAACAGGAACACCCAACTCGATTTTTTTATATAATTTTACAGATGAAACTGATGTTTGGGAGCCAAATGATTACTATGTTGAGGTAATTAAAAAACTTAAATGGGATCATCTTGATACTCCAGCTCAAAAAGCAATTTTAACAACCAGTGCAAGACATTATCAAATCCTAACTCAAGGAGATCCCGCAGCAGATCAATTCTTAGCTTATCAAGAAGAAATATTTAACTTTAAGGGAAAAGCTGCTGATATTAATGATAAAAAACGAAATATATTTAGAACCGGGGATGCAAATGTTCGTGGAGCTGCGTTTAGAAATCCCTATTCTTATGATCCAAATAGATATCGCTATTGGCGAGGAGTATAATAATGGCTAAAAGATTCCCAAATACAAGAGGCCCGTCCGTATCTACTAAGATTCCAGTTTTTACTTTAAGTGGTGGCGTTAGTAGACAACCCCAACCAAAACGATTACCATCTGAAGCACAAAACATGGACAACGCCCTTGTATCTTTGGAAAGGTCTTTTGAAAAAAGATCTGGGTTTAAAATTCTTCCTCAAAATACATTTACTGGAGATATTAATTATAGTAATTCTCCTCCAGTACCAAACGCACAAAGATTGGATTTATATCAACTTGAACACGACTACTCGGTTGAAAAAGATTATTGGTTTTATTGGTTTAACATTAACGATGAAAATAGATTTCTTGTTGTAATAGACTATAAAGCAACCGCAGCAAACTCTGTTATTCTTAGAATTTTTAAATTAAACACAGATGGTACTTGGACAGACCAAACAGAATACTCTGACCAAACCAATACAGAACAAAATACATCAATTATTAGTGATGATACCAGAAACTACATTACTTATGGTAGTTCTTCTAACAAAGCTAAAGATGTTTTAAAGGCTACCACGGTTGGCTCAAGTATTATTATTTTAAATACTTTAGTAAAAGCTGGTTTTACAAGTGGACCAAATGGTAAACTTTTTAATCTAGATGGAAGTGAATCAACTACTAATGATAGCAAAGGACCACTAATTACTTATTATAGTGCAGCAAGATATACAAAGGGGTCTGATTCAAAATGGTATTTGAATACTTCAGCTGCAACATCTACTACAATTGCATTTTCTAGTCCTTTTATTGTAAATAGAGCAGTTACATTAGGTGCGGCTCCAACACTCCCTAGCGGATTATCTCATACAGTAGGTTCTAGTGTAAACCCATCAGCCCAAAATAAGTTTTATGTTATTAAGGATGTAAACAATTGGTGTGTATTAGATGGATGGAAATCAGGGGGAACTTCTTATGTAGTTGATTACATTTATCCCGGCTCTTCTTTTACAACAGGAGATTCTGTAAGCGTCTTTTCTGGTTATACTCCCGAAGTTGAAGACTTTATTTGGCACGACACCAGCGAACCTTGGTTTGGCCAATCAATGATTGATTTCAGTGAAATTAGATTCCCACCAGAACAAGCCGAAGTTCAAGGAAATAATGGTTTAGTCTTTCCTAATTCTCCTACTGCTTTTAACCTAAATACATCAGCAAAAAATGCTTTAGCAGCTCTTTATGGCGGAAATGGAACAGGTAAAATCTATTTCACATCATCCCCATATCTTAACTTTACAAGTGGTTATTATAGAATTGTAAGTTCCTCATCAAAACCATATACCCAAAAAGTTAGAAGTCCAGATCTATACTCTGTAATTGATGATAGAAGAATGCCCCAAAAAATTACATTTAACGCCCTTTCTTCTACTTTTAAATGGACAGCTAATAAAATAGCTTGGCAACCAAAAACAGCAGGTGATCGTTATTCTAATCCCGGTCCAAGCGTTTTCTTAAATGATACAAAAACAGCACCAAGACAAGTTCAAATAAAAGCATTATCTACATTTAGAGATAGATTATATTTTTCTGCTGAGGATGTTGTATTTACAAGTCAATTGGGTGTTTATGAAGACCTATTCTTAAACGATCCAAGCAACATTGTATCAACAGATCCTATTGATATTAGAGCGTCTTCAAACTCATTTACAGAAATTTCATCACTAACTCCATTTAATACATACCTATTTATTAATACCCTAGGAAGTGTACAATACGAACTAAAGGGATCTCAAAATCAAATTACTCCTCTAACAGCTGAGATTTCACCAACAGCATTCTATTCAACAGCAAAATTTATAGAACCACAACTAATGGGTTCTTTAATCTACTTCTTTGATTCTGCAAAATTATATTTATATTTAAGTTCAGAATCTAGTGATTTAGCTGTTGCTCAAGAACTTACAGTAACCTGCGCTGATTATATACCAGAAAAATTAAGAAGTATTTGCGTAGCTCCTGCACAGAATTTACTTTGTTTTGTTGATGACGATAACCCAAATTATATTTATTTTAATGCTTCTAGGTTTGCTGGAGATAGAAATTTACAAAATGCGTTTTTTAGATATATATTACAACCAACAGAAGAAGTTAAATCTATTCAATCTTATGATGATTATCTATACACCGTTGTTCAAAAACCAACAACAGATTTAGTTGGTTCTGGTGACTATGATCCAATTACAACGGATACTTTAAACCCAAATAACCAAAGAAAAAAAAGATATTATATTGAATCCTCTTATCTAAGAGCCGAAAATCCAAACATACCAAGATTGGATAATTTAATTAAAATTAAACTAACAGATAATAATTCTGATTTTGATTTCAATCAATCAAGAACTACAATCAGAATTCCTATTTCTATTACATCTAGTTTAATAGAAAAAATACAGCTAATAACAGACGATTCTTGGATAACTAGTACAGAAGACCGTGCATATGAAATAGTAACACCATTGTCATACACCATTACAAATGATTATTTAGAAATTCAAGTTAGCGGTGCTTATGTACCAATAAATTCAAACGGAGTTGTTGATTACACACTAAACAGATATCTATACATAGGCATCAAATTTAAAATGGAAGTAGAGTTGTCTACTCAATTTGTAAGAGATGAAAATAACAATGTTATTGACGGTGCTTTAAACTTAAGAACTCTTTCGGTTAGACACAAACAAACAGGCAACTACGATATTGTTGTTTCTACTAGAGAACGAACCCCAGTGGTATCTAGCTTTACAAACCAAATAACCGACAACAATTCAGATCCCCTTAATCTAGAAAACTGGGAAGAAGAGGGAAGATATAATGTTCGTGTTTTAGGTAATGCCGATACTACAAATATTAAAATTGTATCAGAATATCCATCACCAGTAAATATAGTTAATTTAGAGTTTAAGGGTAAGTTTATTAAAAAACTATCTCCAATTAAATAACAGGAGTTAAAAATGCCAGCCTATGATAATTCAATAGCCGTTACTAGTCAAACAACAGAAATTATTAGTAGATTAAATATTCCATATGTAAGTATAAGTTTAATACCAAACATTCCTCATATACACCAACTAGAAATCGAACGGGTTTTTACATTTGATCGTGATGGCTCGGCAGAAACTGTAAATAACTTTTTAAAAGATAAAAATGTTGCTATTGAAGATAAAAGAAAACTGTTTTTAATTCCTTCTAATTATATTACTTATAACGAAAACACCAAAACTATTGATATTGACGATCTTGCTGTAAATCAATATGATTATGTAACAACCAACCCACCTTATATTATTAAAGTACCTCCAATAGTTGCTGGAGAGGATGTAATTATAAGAAGAAAAACAATTAGCAATACACCTCTTGTTATTTATAGTGCTGGAACTAAACTAACAAGCAATCAATTAAATTTAGAAACAACCCAACTAATATACTTAATTCAAGAAGTTTTAGATAGAGTTTATTATCAGATGTTGTTAAACGGTGATGTTGTTGCTGATGTCGCAGACAATACTGTTTATACAAACGCACTTCAAGAATCCGCAGTTACTACTTCAAAAATAGCAAATTTGTCAATTACAAACGATAAAATTAGTACTGGACAAATTACTTATGATAAAATCAATACCACAACTAGTCCTTGGGCTGTTGATTTATATACAGATCAGGCAATTACTGGTATTAAAACACTAACACACGCTATTTTTAGCGATTCATTAAAAATTAATTATGGTGTTCCAGAACAACAACAAGGTACTCAATATGTTCTTGCATATAACGGAGATGGTAACGGAGGAGTAGAGTGGCAATTAAATGATCCGTGGGAAACCGTTCCATCAACTATTGTTCAAACAGGAAATAATCAAACTATATCTGGAAATAAAACATTTGGTGGTTCCACAACTACAACATTTGATGGTACAGTAAAATTTACACAATCACCAACAGCAGGAAAAGCATTAGTTTCTAGTGATAGTAATGGAACGGCTTCTTGGCAAAGCGTTGTAAACAGTATTAAACTAGGTGGTTCAACTGCTTCTACATCAACCGGAGAAGTAGTTATTACTCCAGATTCAATAGGAGCTTTGTCTTCTTCCGGCGGTACTGTAACAGGAGCAGTTACATTTCAAGATAGCGTTAATCTAGGTGACGCAATTCAAGATAATGTTGAAATTCGCGGTACATTTAAAATTAGACCAAACGACACAAACCCAACAACTGGTTATATGTTACAAGCTGGTTCTGGTGGTACAATGTCTTTTGTTGATCCAAACAGCGTTTTAAGTTATGTAAAAACAATTAATGGAAAAACCGGAAACACAGTTGATTTAGTAGCATCTGATTTAAACGCTTTATCAACAACAGAAACAACACAACAAAGTTTAGCTGGCCCAATAACATTTAATAATGATGTTACTTTAGGTAATAGTACAACAGATAACATTAATATTGAAGGGACTTTAAAATATCTTCCCGGAGTTGTAGGAACTGGACAAGCTGGAAAGGTATTAACTTCAACATCAACAGGTGAAGTTGTATGGCAAGATATTCCACCAACAGGACTTGAAAGTTTAACTTTAGGTTCTAACGCAACACAAAACAATGTAAAAAATGT